CTTTCTATTACCTTTAAGTCAGGATCTTCAGTGGTAGTTAATGTAGGTCCATACCAACCTGTGTGAATAAAATCTTTCATAATAAATAGTTTTAATTATTATCAGTTAAAAAATGGTTTAATAAAAAGGGGGATACTAGCCCCCTATCTTAAAATTCTTGATCTTCATATGCGTCTAACATATTTGATAATGCAGTTCTCATATGCTTATCATTATCCATTTGTTTTTTAGTATATATAGCATCAGGAATTACTACATCATCTATAAAAAAGTGTAATGCTTTCTTAAGTTCTTCAATTGTAATTTCATTTGCATAATACTTTTCAATGTTTTGTTTTAAATAGTCCATAATTTTTAAGTTTAATAATAGTTAAAAAATGGTTTAAAAGAGAGAGAGCCTAAGCCCTCTCTTATTGTTAAAAAGGTAAACCATCATCTCCCTTTTTTGCTACTTCCTCTACTGGATGTGGCATTACCTTTTTTGGATGTTCAGTAACAAGTATTTCAATACCATATATTTCATCAATATCTACATCAATGATGGGTATTCTAATATTTGGTGAATCATACTCAAAACATTTTTCCCAAAGATATTTAATCCTACTTTTTTCATCATAGGTATCTCTTAGGTATTTACTCCATTCTAATTTAGCATAGATAATTGCATCAGTGCTAAAATTATCAAATCCCCTTACTGCTTGGTGACAAGCATATATTATCCTATAACTTGGGATAATTTTTCCTAAGAGGCCTTTTACTAGTGTTCCTTCTATCTTTTCCATAATCTTTAATTTAAATTATTATTAGTTATAAAATGGTAAAATAAAGAGAGAGCCTAAACCCTCTCTTATTATTACTCTTCCAATTTCTCTTGCAAATAGTTTTTGATTTCTAATAAGTATTTTGAGTTATAACTTTTAAACTCTTGACTTACCTCATAATCATCTTGCCCGTATGTGCCTGTTACTGTATACGTTGTATCATCACTTAAAATCATTTTAAGATTATCAATATGATTTCTTATTATTTGTTTTTCTTCTTTAGTCATAATCTTTAAGTTTTAATTAATATTATTAATAGTTATAAAATGGTCCCCAAAGGGGAAATAGTGTGCATCATTTGACACACACTATTTTAAACACACCTTGAGTATATCCATTACTCATCAGTTGCTTCTTCTTCCAAAGGGCTAATGCCTTAGAAGGAAACACAAAACTCTCTAAGAGTCTTGTGTTATTGTGGTACTCAAGCCTATACATCTTGAGTTACTAACAGGTTATACCTCCTATCAATATCAACAGGCATATTCATAACCTGTTGAAGATCCACATCCTTATAGGTATAGATAAATAAATCATCTTTTGTATCAGAGACTAATCTGATAGCATATTTAAAGGATGATATTACACTATGTATGGTTCTTTTACCAGTATGGATGAAGTCTGGTGTAGCACATAGTTGTATACTATGTGCATCATTTAAGTTTACTAAGTCTTTAATAGTTTTCATAATAAATAGTTTTAATGACAGTTATAAAATGGTTTAAGACTAAAAAATAAGAGAGAACAATTAAGTTCTCTCTTCTTGCCTGCTAAAGCCTTTTACGGTACTTACATCTCCAAAGCAATAAGGAGAATGCCTCTGAGGTATTCATAATAGTGACAGAGATCATTAGTTCACTCTATCAATGACAGTTATAAAATGGTTTAACAGAAAAGAGAAACACCCGAAGGTGTAATCTCTTTAATCTTCATATCCAAAGAATGAAGGTAGTGCATCAATGTTGCCTTGATGATATTCCTCTTCAGTTCTTAATTCTGAACATATTAGTTCAAAATATAAGTTTGTTTGTGAGTTATGCTTTGCATAAATCACATATTCTTTCTCATATACATCCTCTGTGTATGAAGGTCTTACTTTCATTTTTAGTGAAAGTGATTCTAGCACATCTTGTGTTTTTTCAAAAGATATGTTGTGTTTTGGTTGTATGATTACACAACCTTGAGTCATCACAACTCTTACCTTATTGTATCCTAAGATACCTTCAATCATTGTTTTCATAATGTATGTTTTTAAGTTATTATTATTAGTTATAAAATGGTTAGACTAAAAGAGAGATGACCTCTCCTTTCTTTTTAGAAAGGGAGATCATCATCATCTTCACGTGGATAAGTCATATCCGCGTTATTCAACATCCAAAGAGCAAAGGCTTCTTGCTCTTTGGATATGAAGTCAGAGAGTTCTTGGTAGAACTCAGACTCCATACGAGTGTATTCATCTTGTGTCATAGTAATAAGATTTAATATTATAAGGAGTTATAAAATGGTGACAAAAAAGGGGTATTATACCCCCTTATTTAATCTTAACAAAGCCAAATTCTAACCATCTTTTAATAAAATCAGTACTGTATGTATTTTTATCAGTAATAATCTCACCTGTAGTTCTATTGTTTTTGGCTTTTATAATAACCTCTTCTCTGTCTTTAAAAACAAGTATATTTCCTTTTTTCATAATAATAAGTTTTAATTATAGTTATAAAATGGTGACTAAAAAAGGGGATTACTCCCCTTAATTAATTCTCCCACCATTCTTCAACCCAATGGCCTAGGATATCTAGGCCATAAGAGGCTATCAATGGACCTTTGTAATTTTCTATAAATATTCTTTCTTTGATAATGATGTTATCATCACTATCAAACACTACTCTATTGTACCACATAATCTTTAAGTTTAAATTAATAACAGTTATAATATGGTAAAGAAAAAAAAATAAGAGGATTATATCCTCTTATGCTTGGGTTCCCTCAAGGGGGTCGGTGTGTGCTCACCTACTATACAAACTTGTGTATCAATAATAGTTATAATATGGTCACAAGAAAAAAACATAAGAGCCATTAGGCTCCTATGTTATTTATTACTTACTTAACATACTTCTCATTATCAGGGGCCATAAGGGTCCCCATCAAGAAGTAGAAACATAAACATGTGAACGCAGCAGCCAGTGTTGGCATGCGTTCAAGTATGAACTCAACACTTGCACCAGCAAGTATTAGAGTACAGAATATCATACATTTGTAGTGGAATGTGTACTTCATATCAATTAATTTTAGTTAATGATAGTTATGATATGGTTAAGGCTGCGAAGCAAGTATAGGGGGTACCACCTCCGGGCTGAGGGGGTGGGGGTTTTTTATGGAGGGTCCACCTCTAAGCCACACATACACCATACCTGAATACCGTAGTCCCTCTGTTAATCAATCTCACTCAGGAAGAATCACGGGAAAGCCTATCCGGTATCAGTAATTATATATATATTTGTTTTGTTAATAAATAAGACAAGCGGTTAGGTAAGAAGATCCTCAGATGCCAGTCTGGGGATTTTGTTTTATATTTGTATTTTAAATATATTATGATGAAACTATACACAGAGAAACCAAGAACTGTAGAAGCATTACAGTATGATGGTACAGAGAAGATGGCTATTGAGATTGCTGCTATGGAAGATTATGAAGGGATGCTTGATTATAGGCAGAGAAAGTTTTGGGCTTTATGGTTGTATAGTGGGGGGAAAGAATTGAGAGTTGACCGGGGGGATTATGTTATACGGGACTGGCAAGGGGAGTATTCTATCATGTCTGAAAAAATATTTGAAAAATTTTATAAAGTATTAGAATAAATGTTTATATTTGTGGACTAGCATATTATACTTTTTCGGTTAAGTATTTTTATCTGATTGATTTTTTTTTTAATTATAAGCTCTGAGATTAAAATCTTGGGGCTTATTTTTTACGGGTTATATTATGGCAATATTTGATAGGCAATACAAGAAGATATTAGAAGAGATTTATTACAATGGGTATAAGTATCAGGATCCAAATAGAAAAGGTGTAGAGAGAATTGAGATCCCAATGATTAATATTTATTGTAGACCATCTATATCTTTTCCTGCATTAACTACAAAGGAGATTTATTTTAAAGGAGCAATAGCAGAGTTGTTATTCTTTATGTCTGGTTCTACTGATATAAGGAAGCTTTGGGAAATGGGTGTTAGATTCTGGGATAAGGATTGGGCCAACTTCCATGAGTACTCAGAGGCCTCTGCAAATTATTTATATGAAGGTTGGAAAGCAAAGAAAAAGGAGCACACTAGTAAAGCTTCAGCGTCTATATATAGTATGGGTAGAATCTATTCACACCAATGGAGAAATGCCAATGGAGTTGATCAGTTATATAACCTTGTTTCTTCCATGATTAATACACCTATGTCAACATCATTAATAGTTAACTCTTGGAATCCTGCAGACTTACCTAGGATGTGTTTACCTCCGTGTCATTATTCATTCCAAGTAATATGCCAGCCTGTAGAAGATACTTATAAGTTCACACTTGCATGGAGTCAAAGGTCTACAGATTTTTTCTTGGGTACTCCGGTTAATGTAATGTTCTATGCAGCACTAGCCCAAGTACTAGAAATATTCACGGGATATAAATGTATTGCAGTTATTGGAGAGTTAAAGAATGTCCATATATATGATAACCAAATTGAGGTAGCAAAAGAGTTGATGGCTAGAGATCCAGAATTATATCTTGATAGCAGATTAGAAATAGATAAATCTAAGTTTAAACTTTTTTTGGAAAATCCATCAGCTTTAAACTTTAATAGTGTAATAAATTTATTATCTTTACAAGACTTTAACTTGGTGGGGTACAAGTGTTATCCAAAGTTAAAAGTAGATATGTTAAGTTATAATAAAAACTAAAAATTATGAGTACAGCGTTTAAGAGTCTAAAAGGACGTAGAGTGTTGGTGAACCAACCAGAGATGAAAGAGTCAGCTATCCAATTGAGTGAAGCAGATAAAGCACACATTGAACAAGAGTCAATGAAAAAGTGGACACGTTTAGAAGTGTTTGCAGTAGGTGAAGAAGTTAAAACTGTAGCAGCAGGTGATTCAGTTTATGTATCAGTTAATGCAATTAAAGGTGCAGAAGTTATTGAAGTAGATGAAACTATCAAGCTTATGCTTAGTGAGTATGATATTGCAATTGTTTGGTAAGATGTCTGAATTAGTTTGTAACACATACAAGAAGATGGTTGATAAACCTGAGACTTCTACTACATATAAAAAGAGTATGAAAATTATGGCTGAGATTGCTGCAAATAAATCTAATGTAATGTATGAGGATTACCTTAAAAGAGTTGACTCTAATCCTTATGTAGGTAAAGATCCTTTTGGAGGTGCAAAACCTAAAGCAGTTACAGTACCTAATACTGCACTAAGACCTTCTCATTATGGAGGAGTTAATAGTACTTATGAAGTATTCAATGTACTTGAAGCATGGGGATTAGATAAAGACTTTTACTTAGGTAATGTTATCAAGTATATTGCAAGAGCAGGTAAAAAAGATGCTACTAAAGAATTAGAGGATCTGGAAAAAGCTGAAGTGTATTTAAAAAGAAGAATTGCTGAACTGAAAAAATGAGATGTTTAATTGTTTTATTATTACTGTATTCATGTGCCCCACATATAGTTGGTCCTAACTATAATCAAGGTAAGACTCACAATTCTGATCTAGGTAATAGAGAAAGAATTGTAAGAGGTGAGGATGCAAGAATGAAAAATGCAATGATAAAACATAGAGTATCTGCAAGACGCGGTTTAGTTAAAACAAAAAGAATAAGAAAAAAGAGTGGTAGAAGGTTTATTAATTAAAATATTATATATACATTAGCACTCCTTTTTTCTCTCAGTCTTTCTCGCTGAAAAAAGATTCCTGATAAGTTTATACTTATTGGGAATTTTTTTTATATTTACATGCTCTAATATTTAAACGTATTGACAAGATAGGTAAGAAAGTCCCAGATTAATTATCTGGGATTTTGTTTTTATATTATTATTGTGTATATTATATTATATGTATTAATAAAAAGATTAACAACTATGGACATTTTAAATTTTATTTCCTGGATTAAAGCAAAACGTGTAACTACTACACTTCCAGATGGATCTCTAATTGCAGTTGGTGCACCATCAACTAAAAGAGATGATAAGTATCTTACAGTAGCAATGACATTAAATGATGCAGTACAATCAGGTAATGTTGGTAACACTAAGCACTATGAGTTAGATATTGCAGTTACTAGTACTGTAATAGTAGATACTCCCCGTGGTATTATTGATATTCTTAATATGGGATCATCTGCTCCTTTAACTCCTGATCCAGCTTATGCTACTTCAGTATCTTTCACAATTGATAATTTAGATTTAGATCTTACTTTAGCCAATAGAGATAATATATATGTACAGTATTCTGTATATTACAAAAACACTATAACTGACAATGCTATTCCACATTTAATTACTACAGGAATTGCAACTGGATTAGAGTTTAATCTTTATAATGCTAATCCTGCAACAGCTGGGGTTAATAACTGGGATGGTGATTTGTATGTATATTATGAATTATACACAATTAATTAACAAATAAATAAATAAATATAAACTATAAAAAATAAATATCATGGCATTACCAGTTGTATTAAGAGAAGCAAATATTAAAGTATATGCATCAGTATTGATGGATAACTCAGTATCATTAGAAGAAAAAGCAGTAGCATTAAATGCATTATTTGAAATTTTTAATTATGATACATATTCTAATAAAAATGTATATGATGCATATGGATTAGGTGTATATTTCCATGATAGTGAATCTGGAGATATTAAAACTACACATGTACCTGAAATATTACCTTAAGTAAAAAACATTAAAAAAATAAATACCACAGATATAGTATATTTGTGGTATTTTAATATATATAATATATAAAGCTATGTTAAATAATATAACAAACTATACTAACCTTATTAATAATAGAAAGGTTAGAACACTATTAGAAGCAACTGACTTGTTCACGGTAGGTGTAAGAGATCCAAACTTCTATGGTAATTACCAACCAGCATTAATAACTACAACTGATTTAGTTAGTAGTGTTGCTAGTTTATTACCTCCTGCAACAGCAGCTTGGGGATCTATTTCTGGTAACATTAATACTCAAGGTGATTTAATATCTTTATTAAATGCTAAACAGAATAATATTACTTTAACTACAACAGGTTCATCTGGTCCTGCTACATTAATAGGATCAACATTAAATATTCCTAATTATGCTGGTAGTACATTACCTGCTTGGTTAGAATATAATGCGGGTGATAAAACAATATGGAATAATGGTAATGGTAATATTGCTACTAATACGTCATATGGTGAGTTAGCATTAAGAGTAAATACTACAGGTGATGCTAATGTTGCAATTGGTTATCAAACATTGTATAGTAATACTACAGGATTTAGTAATATTGGAATTGGTGCATATGCACTTAGAACAAATATTACTGCAGCAGATAATATAGCAATTGGTACTAATACATTATATAATACTACAACAAATTCTAGTATTGCAATAGGAAGAAATGCATTACAAGCAAATACTACTGGATCAAGTCTTTTAGCTATTGGAGGTTTTAGTTTATCAAGTAATACTACTGGTACAAGTAATACTGCAATTGGAGGAGCTGCTTTATCAAGTAATACTACAGGAACTAATAACACGGCAGTTGGTCGAGCATCTTTAGCTAGTAATACAACTAGTTCTGATAATACTGCGCTTGGATACTTTAGTTTAATAAATAATACTACAGGAGCACAAAATACAGCAGTTGGCTCTAGTGCATTAAGTAATAATACTACAGGTAGTTATAACATAGCACAAGGATTTCAAGCATTACGTAATAATACTGAAGGTATTTTTAATATAGGATTAGGTTCTTATTCTTTATTAAATAATGTTACTAGTTCTACAAATATTGGTATTGGTGGTTATGCATTATATAACAATAATGTTGATCAAAATTTAGCAGTTGGATATAGTACTTTATATAATAATACAACCGGTATACTAAATATTGGAATTGGTAATAATTCATTACTTAATAATACTACAGGTGGTCAATCAGTAGCTATTGGTGTTGAGGCATTGTATTCTAATACAACTGCAAGTTATAATGTTGCCGTAGGTAGACAAGCTTTATACAGTAATACTACAGGAAACTATAACAATGCATTAGGGCTACAAGCTTTAAGACAAAATACAACTGGTGCAGATAATACAGCAGTTGGCTCACAGGCATTATATAATAATATAACGGGTAATAGTAATATTGCAGTAGGTAAAAATTCTTTATTCTCAAATAGTACAGGTGCTGAGAATACAGCAGTTGGTACAAGTACATTAAGATTAAATACTACTGGGTCTAATAATACAGCTAATGGGTTTAATGCATTATATTCAAATATAAGTGGATCAGATAGTGTTGCAATTGGTGTAGCAGCATTATATACAAGTACTACAGGTACAAGCAATGTTGCTGTAGGTAACAGGTCAGCAGTGTTAAATACAACAGGTATAAACAATGTTGCAATCGGTACAGATGCATTACCAAATAATACTACAGGTACAAACAATGTTTCTGTAGGAACTAGTTCAGGTACTACAAATACAACAGGTAGTAGTAATACTTTAGTAGGTTCATCAACATTTACAGGTAATTTCAGTGGATCAGTTATACTTGGTTTTGGGGCATCATCTCCTGGATCTAATCAATTTGTTGTAGGATCAGTAGGTACAAACGCAGGTTCAGTAGCATCAGAAGTAAACACCTCTACTCAAGTATGGAATGTAGTTATCAACGGTGTAGCAAGAAAAATTTTATTAGCATAATAAATAATAAATATATTAACTTTACAAAAAAATAAATATCATGGAATTAGAATTAACAACAGAGCAAGTAGCAAAATCAGTATCAGCAGCATACGATAGTGTAGCATTAATCACTGAGTTAAAAGCAAAAGAGACTTTAACTGAAGAAGAAACAGCAACAGTAGCACGTAATGAAGAGCACATCAGAATTATGTTAGCTAAAGAATGGTTTGTTGCAGGACTTACTAAAAAACAAGTAACTGAATTACAAAAAATATGAAATCAGAAGATGCAAAACAAGTAGTTGAACAAGCTTTAAATCAAGCATTCCTTAAAGGAGCATTTAGTTTACAAGATGCAGCTATGATAACACAAGCATTAGGAGTTCTATTTGCAGAACCTCAACTAGTTCAAGAAAATTAAAAGCAATAGCCACAGAGATGTGGCTTTTCTTTTTTATATTTGCTTATATAGAAAGTTTTCTGTATATTATTATATATAAATCAATTATTATGTCTGTAGGAAATTTAAAAACATACGGTGGTAAAGGGACAAACATGCCATGGCAATTAAAAATGCTATTTGGTCAAGAGTGTGCATGTGATAACCTTACTGATATTAACACAAATACAAGTAATGTAGATTCATTACTTAACCAAATATTAACTGCAATTCAAGCAGGAACTGAATATGAAGCAGCTTTAGTTATTGATGCTAATGATGTTACTTGGTTGGAGGTAAGAATTTATAATGCAGGTACCGGAACATTTGATCCACCAGTTTATTATTTAGCAGGAACAAATACTCCAGGTACACCTGTTGCACCAATAACGTATATCAATCCTAATACTTATCTAGCACAAATTGTAAGTAACACAACAGGACTAGCTACTGAAACTACATTGCTTAGTGTAGATTCAAATGCTGCACAATTAGTAACTAATACTACGTCTGTAACAAGAACACCTAATCTAGTTAGAGCTACAGGATCAGGAACTATTGCTCCTTTAGTATATGACTTTTCAGTGTCTAACGTAGGATCTGCAAATGGTACTATACTAGGTGAAACAATTAAGCCAAGTGAAACATTAAACTTTACTGCAGGAGCTTTAAATAACAGTTATGCTGCAGGTACTATTTCTTATAATGGTACAGGTACTGAATTAGTGATTATATTTAATTCGTAATGAGTACTGCTATAACATATAGCGGATCAAGTAGTTCTTCTATTTTGAAGAATGATCCAATGTTGGGAGATGCATTTGGTAGGTTGCGTGTATCAAACCCTTTAACACTATTTGATTCATCAAATAGATACAAAGACAATGGTCTGTGGGCTACCTCTACTGCAAGTGGAGGAGCAGCTGTATTTAGTGCAAATGAAGGATTAGTAAATCTAAATGTAGATACTACAAGTGGATCTCAAGTACTAAGAGAAACATTTAAAGTAATGTCATATCAACCAGGTAAGTCATTACTAGTACTAAATACATTTGTAATGGCTCCTGCTCAAACCAATCTAAGACAGAGAGTAGGTTACTTTGGTACACAGAATGGAATATACATTCAGTTAAACAATAGTACTTTAAGCTTTGTAGAAAGAAGTTTAGTTACAGGTGTAGTTACAGAATCAGTAGTTAATCAAGCTTCTTGGAATGCTGATACCTTAGATGGTAATGGTCCATCAGGAGTGACTTTAGATATAACCAAAGCTCAAATATTATTCATGGATATTGAGTGGTTAGGAGAAGGTACTGTTAGAGTAGGTTTTGTTATAGACGGTAACTTTATTGTATGTCATAGATTTAATCACGCTAATTTAATTACTTCTACTTATATCACTACAGCTTCATTACCATTAAGATATGAGATAACTAATACAGGAGTAACAGCTAGTGCTAGTACATTAAAACAAGTTTGTTCTACTGCAATATCTGAAGGAGGTTATGAGCTTAGAGGAGCGCAACAAGCTATTGGAACACCTATCACAACACCTAAAACATTTGCTGTAGCTGGAACGTATTATCCAATGGTGGGAATAAGACTTAAAGCTACTACATTAGATGCTATAGTTATAACTACAGCGGTATCTTTATTAGGAATTGGTAATGGTAAAAACTATGCATGGAGAATTGTACAATCTGCTATAACAACAGGAGGTGCATGGACATCAGCAGGAGCAGATTCTGCTGTAGAATATAATCTTACAGGAACATCTGTTACGGGGGGTAGAGTATTAGCACAAGGATATGTAAATTCATCCAATCAAGGTTCTCCAAGTATCAATATATTAAAAGAGGCAATATTTGCTAGTCAGTTAGAAAGAAATACTTTTACAAGTACACCTCTTGAATTGGTTATTGAAATGGCTATTGATGCTACAGGAGGAACTTTAGGAGCATATGTTTCATTAGATTGGGAAGAAGTAAGTAGATAAAACATATTAAGATGAGTACAGAAATAAACATAAAAAAAAGAATTGCAGTTTTAGAAGAATCTGCAATAATAACGGCAGATGTAAACAGTATTGATTTTGTAGGTTCAGGTGTTAATGCATCTACAGTAGATGGTGATGTTACAGTTACTATTCCTGGTGGATCAGGTAATACTACATATTACTTAAACCAAACTGTAGATCAAGCTCCTTATAAAGAATTTTCATCAATTGTTGCTAGTGCGGTAGAACAAGTTATACCATTAACAGTGTTAGCAGGAGCAACTTCAGTAATTGCTGAATATCAAACTCCTAGTAATATACCAGGTACTACACAAATACCTGGAGGATTATGGCAATTCTTTTTACATTTTGATGCAGTAGCAGCAGGTCAAAATTGGATAATTAGACCTACAGTATACAAGAGAGATTTAGGAGGAACAGAAACATTAATTTTTACTCCTGATCCTGAGATAGTTACAGGAATGTCAACTACTACTACTATGTATGTATCTGACGGTGTATTTCCAGCAACAACACTTCTTACAACAGATAGAATTGTTGTTAAGATTAATGTAGAGAACACAACAGGTGTATCTCAAACGGTAAACTTTAGAACAGAAGGTAGTCAACATTACTCAGTAGGATTAACTACATTAAATCAAGTTATACCTACAGGAGCAGTTACTTCAGTTACAGGTACAGCACCTGTTGTATCTTCAGGAGGATTAACACCAGCTATTAGTATTGCACAAGCATCAGCAATAGCAGATGGTTATTTATCTTCTTCTGACTTTGCAGTATTTAATGCTAAAGTACCAGCAACAAGAAATATAACTATTAATGGTACTACATTTGATCTATCAGCAGATAGAACTTGGAATATTGGTACAGTAACTGGTTCAGGGACTACAAATTATTTATCTAAGTTTACTGGATCTGGATTTAGTATTGGAGATTCTATTATATTAGATAACGGAACTGTTGCTGCTATTGGAAATACAGTAGTAGATGTTACTAAAAAACTTCTTGTACAGGCAAATGCGCAAGCTTCAGCTATTTCAGGATATAATACATACGCAGGTTCAGGAACTCAAATTGGTGTAGATGGACAAGCATATGGTACAAATATCGCAGGAAAAAATGTTGGAGTACAAGGAGCTGCTTCTACTAACAGTTTATTAAATATTGGAGTATCAGGTATTACACAAGGAACAAGTGTTGAAAATATAGGAGGAAAATTTGCAGCAACAGGAGCTACAAGTAATTACTCATTACAATTAACTGATGGTACTGAAGGAGTAGGTAAAGTATTAACTTGTATAACATCAGATGGTAAAGCTCAATGGGCGACACCATCATCAACTAGCGGTGTTTGTGGAATAGCAAATGCAAGTGGTGTTTATACTTATTATGCTACATTAAGTCTTGCTATGACTGCTGCGGTTAGCGGTCAAACAGTAGAGATGTTTGCTGATATTGCAGAAACTGGTTCAGTTACAATTACTTTAAAAAATGGTGTTAATATTAATGGAAACGGACATACTTATACATTAAGTGTGAATGATGGAACTAATGCACTTACATTTGCGTTATCTGGAACAGTTGAATTATATAATTTAAAAGTAGTAAGAACTGGAAGAACCGTTGGAACTGGTACAGGTAATGTTTTAAGTTTTCAAGATGGTAATGCTAAAATAAAATGTTTTAATGCATCATTTTTAAATGATTTTGGATATTGTTGTGTTGGAATGGGAATTATATATAATGCACACGGTATAGGATATTTAGATGGAATGTATGATGGTTTAGGAAATGTTAGAGTTTATGATTCTTATTTTGAATCAACTGGTACAGGAACTGGTATAAATACACCTGTAGGTTTTCTTTATAATTCTACAGGAAGAGCTGTGTCAGGAAACGGTATAGCATCTAATGGAGAAGTTTATGAATGTACTGGTATTTCAACATCAGGAATTGGTATATCCGCACAAAGAATAACTAATTGCACTGGTATATCAACATCTGGTACAGGTTTATCTGGCGAAGGTAGAAGTTGTGTAGGAATTTCAACATCAGGAATTGGTGGTTCTGGAACATTTTATAATTCAACTCTTATTTCTTCTAGTAACTATGGAGCTACCGCTACATTGTACAATAGTTATACTCAATCAACTTCATCTGTAGCAACTAATTCTTCAAGTATTTATAATTCAACTGTAAGATGTTTATGGAACAATGTAGGAGGACATTGTACATCAACAAATGCTTTGGGAGCTAGGGAAATTTTAAATTCATTCTTAGAGGTAACAAACGCATCTGCTTATTGTATAACTGGGTATCCTGGTTCAACTTGGAAGTATTCAAGTAACGTGTATAAGGGATCAACAACAGCGGTTAATTCAACTAACATAATTCAAGGAATAACAAACACAAGTGATAATCAAGGTAATATATTAATATAATGATAGAGAAAATAGATATAATAGATACGCAAGTTTATTGCTATAATGAGCAATTTCAACTTGATAAAACTCTTGAACTGTCACAATTTGTAGGAGTTGATTTCACTTATTTAGAGGGTTCAAAATTATTTACATTCAATATTAGTAATCCAATTAAAAGGGTTATTAAATTTACGGAAACAAATAGTTTAAATGCTACTGCTGAATTTGTTGAATATCCATATGATGATATGACACCAGAGCAAAAACTAGAATTTGATTCATTTGTAGAACAAGCAAATACTTTATAAAATGGCAGTAACTACAGTAACAACAAGAATGGCAGGTGCAGTCAATTATACAGTTGTAACTGATACATCAGCGGACTGGCCTTCAGTAGCTAATAACACATACTTTTATGATAAAGTTGATAAACTTGTTCATTACAAAAGTAGTAGTGGTATAGTTTTAGAGGTATTTACACCTATATCAGGTTATACTTTAACTCTTGGTCACGCTACAAATACAATGTCTAGGAATACTACTTGGAATATTGGTGGGCTTAATTATACTACCCCTTCTGCAACAAATGTTGGAAGTAGAAGGGTTGCCGTCCCAAAATCAGGAGTGGTTAAGAAAGTAAGTATAATGACTAATGTTAATGGTGTTTCATCTTCAGCATCACCCTCACCAACGATTCAGCTTTTTAATAATACTACAAGTACTTCTACAACAATTACCGGAACAAACTTGTATTCAGGTACAGCTCCTTTTACAAGACATGATATTTACACAATAAGTGCAGCGGTAACAGAAGGAGATGAAATAAACGTGCAAGCAATAATAGCTAACCTTGTTACTGAGCCTACGCAAGTTACAATGTTGATCCAATTGTGGATAGAAGAGATTTGATATATATATATAATTATGGCGGTATTAACAGTAACAGGAACACCTGTAGCAGGAACTAAATATACAGTAACTACAGCATCAAGTGCTGATTGGGCTTCTGTATCAAATAGTACATATTTCTTTGATTTAACAGATAAGTTAGTTCATTATAAAAATTCAGCAGGAGTAATATTAGAAATATTTAATGTAAGTAATACTGCGGTTGGGTTTTCACCTCAAGATGTATCTTCTGCGGATACAGCACCAACCGCTGCATCAACTCAATACTATTATCAAACAATAAGTACAGTTACAGGAACTATATCTAAAGTAAAACTATGGGGTTTTTCTGGTACTGATATAGTTTATTTTGGGATTTATAGAGGTCGTTTAGGTAGTACATTGACTTTAATAGGTCAAGGTGCTGCGGCATGTTCTATTGGACCAAATGAAATTTCACTTACAGCAGAAGTAGGACAAACATTAGACTTAGTAGTTGGAGAAAATCTTGTTGTAGGGTACTATGCAGATGGAATTTCTTGGAGAACTGTATATGATGTGGGAATCTCAGATGCTTTATTTGGAATAACTAATACAGCAAATATAACAACCATGCCTACAGCACCAACTGGTACGGCTACCGGGATTAGATTTGCTTGTACATTGTACTCATAAACTTAATTAAATAAGAAACCAATTTGAATTATGAAAAAGATAAAAACAACAGCAACAGAATTAAAAACAAGATGGAATGGTAAGACACCAACATTTTGGAAAAAAGTACAAAGATTAGGTGTAGTAGCTGGTGCTATTGGTGGAGTTATAATAGCTGCGCCTGTTGCATTACCTGCAGCACTTGTTTCAGCAGCTGGCTATTTGTTATTAGCCGGATCAGTAACTGCAACTTTATCACAATTAACTGTTGAATAATTATTATCCTATTGTTTTTTTTATTATATTATATGTATATATTTATAAAAAATAACAGATGGATTCAATGCTAACAATTATATTATTTGTCTCAGGAACAATAATAGCAATTATAGGTTTCTTTATTAAGAGTTCTTATAAGACAATCATTACAGACTTAAGCTCTTTGAGTAAAGAATTTCAAGAGCATAGGGAAGATCATGGTAAATTAAAAGGGAAACTTGAACTGCTTGAGCAAGAACATAGATTGAAGTATCAGTTAATACAAGAGGTAACACAACAAGAGATCAAAAACATGGCATCACAGATAGGGAAACTATCTGATACTGTGGGTGAACTTGTGTCCTTTCAAATAAAACAAAACGCTAAATGAATGCTACAGCATTAAAAACAGGAGACATACTACATTGTAGTGGTAAAAAGTTATTGAGTAGATTAATTAAAAAAGCTACTAAATCTAAATTTAGTCACTCAGCAGTATTTATTGAGATATGGGGACAACCATATGTAATAGATGCACAAAAAGATGGTGTAAACTTAAGACCTTGGAATGATTGGCAGGATAAATACAATTACAGTATTACTGTACATAGATCATCTGACCTAGTAAATGAAAAAACATTTGCACAAAGAGCTCTTACAAAAGTAGGACACACAGCATATGATTTTGAAGGCTTACTACTTAGACAACCAGTTGAACTAGTAACAGGTGAATGGGTAGAAAAAGGAGATACAACTAGAGCAATGTATTGTTCTGAATACGTAGCTTGGGTATACGGAGTAGAAAAAGCATACAGGTTTTCACCTCAAGATCTTTATGATTGGTGTAAAGCTAATTTCTTTTATGAAATAGTTATATGAGTGAATCTAAAAATAATTTAGCAACAAGCGTGTTAGATATTTTTTTATCAAGATTAAAAGAACAATCTTTTACAATAGTCTTAATGCTAGGTGGATTATATTATCAGAATAAGATATATGATACACAACGTATAAAGACTGAAGCTGAATTAGCAAAAAAAGATTTAATAATAAATGAGTTAATTAATGATCAGATTGAGAGAATGACAATAAGAGAGTCATACTTAATACAACAGAGAGATCATTATGTTGAAGACATAATCACTAATAAACAATAATATGATTTTAAGTCAAGTTAGAAATGCAGTATTGGCCAAAGGATACAAGTGGTTTGAAGATACAGCAGATAAAGGATATGATGTAAACATTGTAGGTATCCGTAACTCCTCAACAGGTAAAGTAGTTACTAACTTATTTGATGATACTATTACTATATCTTACAGAGATGAGAATGGTGTATGGCAATTCAATGAGTGGAAGAATACTACAGAACCAGGTAAGAAAGGAGTACAACAGTATCATAATGTAAAAGGTGTAGCAAGATTAGTTCCAGGACAATATAGAGGAGTTTATTCAATTGATAAACATCAAGGTAAATATGAAGCATTATGTCAAAGACTTGGTGCTGTAAAAGTATTCAGAGATTCTAATAAAGATCTAGTATATGATGAAGCTAATACTGATACAGGAATGTTTGGTATCAATATACACAAAGCTGGACAAGATTCTACATGGGTAGAGAACTGGTCAGAAGGATGTCAAGTATTCAAAAGAGTTAAAGACTTTGATGCATTTATGAAGATCTGTAAGAAAGCAGCTAAAATACACGGTAATCATTTTACTTATACATTAATTGAATCAAAAGATATAGTATGAAAGTAAGAAATGCTTGGACAATAAAACATAAACAATGGGATAAGGTTTGTGTAAGATTAAGACTAGGAGCTATAGATATCTTTACAATAGAAATGGATATAGATAGACGTTTCTACATGCTTACAGTTTTAAACTTTACTATCAAGAATAGATAACACTCTCCATAATACATATTTAACTCAGGCCTTATAAGTCTGAGTTTTTTTGTTTAAATAATAAAAGTTTAAACTTATTTAGTATATTTGTGTAAACTTAAAAATATATAAGATGGAAAATGTAAACCAACAAGAGCAAGAAGTAGAGTTAACAGCAGAAGAATTAGCTGAGAAAAAAGAGCAGATGCTTAGATTCTACACTGAGTCATTACCTTATTTAAGAGCACAAGCAGAGTATGAAAAAACATTGTGTGAAATTGATGAGGCAAGATTCAAAAGAACATCAATCCAGTATCAGTATGCTATGATGGAGCAAAACCAACAAGAGCAACCAACAGGTTCTGATCATGACATTGACAATTCCCCAAACATTCCTGAGCAAGGACAAAAATAATTAGATATGGCATTAGTAATACAAGTACAGAAACGTGCTGTAATGCCTAAATGGGAAATTGTAAAGTTTCAGATATTATCTCACTGCTATATTAACCGTATAGTAGTGAGTGAATCTGACTTAAACTGTTTAACATTATTGAGCATAACAGGACCAATTGAGTTAACTCATTTTTGTTATGATGCATCATCAGATGAACACATGATTTTTAAATCTCCACAAACAGTTAGAAATGCAGTTAATAAAGCAATGAAAAATATGTTAGTGATCAAAGATGATGCAGATAAAAAAATGATTAAATTAAACCCAGGTTTAAAGGTTCAGACAGAAGGAGATATATTATTGGATTATAAGTTTTTAGGCAAATGATACCAAAGAAACCTATCATATTATATAAACAAGTAGCTGAAGATTTAAACCAATCAGAATCATTAGTGGATACTTTTATGACATTTTACTATAAAGAGGTAAGAAAACTATTAAGTAATTTAAGTCATACTAAAATAAACATTGATGGTTTAGGGCAAATGGTAGTTAAAGAAAGAACTATTGATGGATTAATTAACAAGTATAATGCTAGAGTTAATAAAGCAACTACTAATACATTTAGTAATTACTTTGATAAAAAGAATCTAGAAGCTAAACTTGAAAAGATGAATAACATTAAAATAGTGCTTCAACAGGAAAAACAATTAAAGGATAAATTTTTAAAAGAGAAAGCAGATGGGAAAACTGGGAAAGATTTGGAAGAATAGAAAGCAGATCATGGAGGGTATAAAGAATGCCCTAATAAGAGATGAATTTGTAGAGGAAGTAGCTGCACAAAGAAGAGAGGTGTGTAATGCATGTGTGAGAAAAGATGATATAGGTACATCATGTGTAGTACCAGGTACACAACCATGTTGTAATTTATGTGGATGCTCATTTACTATTAAGTTAAGATCATTATCAGCAGAGTGTCCAGACTTAAGATGGCATGCAGTACTTACAGAAGAAGAAGAAGATAAACTTAATACATTATAATTATGGCAACTCTAGGAAATTTAACAGCACAAGGTTTATATACATCTAATCATATTGGTAGTAACGGTATGGATATAAATAGTACAGCAAGTAAATTTGCAAATGGTGGTGATCTTACACCTAAGTGGGGAATGCTAATTGAAAAACTGGAGTTAAAAGTATATAGACAAAGTATACGTATTATTCAACTTGAGAATAAATTAGATCCTGAAGAGTGTGAGAATTTAAAAAAGATGCTAGATTCACATGATACACCATCTATTATATTAGCTAAAGAAATAATTAATAATCTTGAGACAGCATGAGTATAGTATTTAAAGCAGATGATCACAGTTACACTAGTATTGAAGGTGAAGAACAAATCAAGTGGACTAGTGTAACAAGTCTTATATCAAAACTTAAGAAGCATTTTGATAAAGAAGCAGTAGCTAAAAAGGTTTCTAAGAATAAAAAATCTAAATGGTATGGGATTAAACCTGAAGATATCATTAAGATATGGGATGATGAAGCATTAAGAGCTACTACATTAGGTACATATTATCACAACCAAAGAGAAGCTGATCTATGCAGTCTATCTTCACTAGAAGTGGATGGAGTTATCATTCCTATTGTACCTCCTGTACCAGAAGAGAACAGTTTAAAGTATGCACCATTACAGAAGTTGGATCCAGGTGTATATCCTGAACATATGGTATACCTAAAATCAGTTGGAATATGTGGACAATCAGATTTGGTAGAAGTAGTAAATGATAAGATAAACATCATTGATTACAAGACTAATAAGAAAATTGATACAGAATCATATAAAGACTGGGATGGTATCAGTGATAAACTACAACATCCGGTATCTCATTTAGATGACTGTAACTTTAATCACTATGCATTACAATTAAGTATTTACATGTATATTATGTTAAAGCACAATCCTAGATTAAAACCAGGAAAGATGTTTATACATCATGTACTATTTGAATTAGAAGGTGAAGATAATAATGGTTATCCTATTACCAAATATGATGACGGAGGTGATCCTGTAATCAAACAGGTAATACCTATGGAGATGCCATATTTAAAAGAAGAAGTAATAGCAATTTTAAAAAACTTATAATTATGAAATTTTATCAAGTAAGACATTTTGATAAGAACTACCCATTTAGAACAGTTATATTAGGTTATTCAGGTTTAGTATTATTTAGATATAAAGGTAAGTTACTTGTAAAGATTAAACCTAATAAAAAAATAGGTAAGAATTACTCACCAGAAGAGGAGTATTTAAAAGGATATATTGTAAATAATAATGATCATTTACTTTTTTGGCCATATCTTGCAACTGGATTAATAGATGGTTTTAAAAATCTATTCAATATAAAGTCTAAACCAAAAGTAAAAAACCCTTTTTAATATGTATACTAAACTATTTGACATACAAAATGGAGTAGTAGTACCAACAGAGCACTGTTATACTCTACGTACTCTTAAAAACATAATGGAAAAGTATCCGGATAATCACCTTAAGGTATATCAGTATTTATTTTATATGACTTGCCCTAATCCAGATTCTAATCCATTCTTTCACACACCAGAGATAGATAAAGAAGAAATTATTATAGAGGAAATAGAAGCAGATTTTTCTACAGAAGATGAGGCCATCAGGCAAGCATTAAAATTCTGTGAAGATATGTATAGCACACCTACATCTAGAGCATACAAAGGTATAGGAAGTATGTTGGATAGATTAGCTAGATACATGGAGACTACAGCTATTAGTGCAGGTAGAGATGGAAATATAAATTCATTAATTGCAGCAGCTAAAAACTTTGATCAGATAAGATTATCTTTCAAAGGTGTATATAAAGATTTACAAGATGAGCAGTCTAGTAAAGTACGTGGAGGAATTGGTCTCTCGTATGACTCATAATACATTAATAATCAAACACATATGAATTATATAAACATTTATAATAAGTTAATTATAAAAGCAAAATCAGAAGCTAGAAAAAAAGCAGCTGGTATTTATTATGAAGCCCATCATATAAAACCAAAATCTTTTGGTGGTGAAGGTGATTGTAGAAATACTAATCATCCTAATATTGTATTATTAACACCAAAAGAACATTACATTGCACATTTACTACTTACAAAAATTTATCCAAATTCACCTGCTATGCATACTGCATTATGGAACATGCTTAATACAAAAAAAAATATTAGATATGCACCATCTTCTAGAACATATAAATTATTAAGAGAAGAGTATATTGCTTCTATTGAAAATATATTTAATCCATTTTATGGTAAACAACATACTAATGAAGCAAAAAATAAAATATCTTTAAAAGCAAAAGGAAGACAGACATGGTTAGGTAAAAAGCATACAATTGAATCTAAAAATAAGATGCGTAATTTTAGATCAGGAACACATGTTTCAGATGAAACTAAATTAAAAATTAAAATAAGTGTTTCAGGTGCTAAACATTATAATGCAAAATCAATCAAGTGTCTTAAAACTAATACTATATTTGGTTCAGGAAAAGAATTATCAGAATTTTTAAATAAACCATTTAGTACTGTAAGAGCATACTTAAATGGAACAATAACAACTCCTGAATGGTTTCATTATAAAAGACTTTAATTATGGAAAACATATATACAAATATACCAACCTGGGATAATGGTACCTGGACTACTACTACATTTGATAGTAGAAAAGATTTTGGTGATTATATAAAGTCAATATTTAGAGAACCAGGTGAGTATGAATTTGATGAAAATACTAATGCCATATTTAATTCTGAGTCTACAAGATTCAACAGGGACAAGGTATATTGTGTAGCTCCATTTAAATCTAAAGATTTTATTAAATACTGGGATGACCAGAAAGCTAAATGCAGATTAGGTGTAATAGTTAAAGCAAATAATAAGTCATGGTATCTTACTAGAGATTATTACATGTGGTTAAACTTCTTACCTATCTTTGATAAGGAGGAGCAAAAGTTTGGATTTGCTAAGATAAGAGATGCTCAATATCATATGGCGTTATATGAAATACTTGCAGAGATAAATTACATGCACGTAGCTATTCTTAAAAAACGTCAGATAGCATCATCATATTTTCACGCAGGTAAGCTTATTAATCAGTTATGGTTTGAAGCAGGGGTTACTCTAAAGATGGGTGCCTCCCTGAAAGATTACATTAATGAGAAAGGTACGTGGAAATTCTTATCAGAGTACGCAGCATTCTTAAATGAGCACACGGCATGGTATAGACCTATGTCTCCAGACAAGGTGATGATGTGGCAACAAAAGATTGAGATAAGAAAAGGTGATAGAAAAGCTGAAGTAGGACTTAAAGGTACTATGCAAGGTATGTCATTTGAGAAAGATCCAACAAATGGTGTTGGGGGTCCGGTTAAGTTCTTCTTTCATGAAGAAGCAGGAATTGCTCCTAAGATGGATACTACATTTGGATATATCAAACCAGCACTTAAATCAGGTATGATAACCACTGGATTATTTATAGCAGCAGGATCAGTAGGGGATTTGGAACAATGTGAGCCTTTAAAGAAAATGATACTTGATCCTACTAGTAATGATATATATCCTGTAGACACTAATCTTATAGATAAAGATGGTACAATAGGTCAGTCAGGTTTATTTATACCTGAGCAGTGGTCAATGCCACCTTACATAGATGACTATGGTAATTCACTTGTTGAAGAAGCATTAGTAGCATTAGATGAATATTTTGAAGAGATAAAGAAAAACAAGGAAGCTAAAGATTATCAACTTGAGGTTTCTCAGCATCCAAGAAATATAGAAGAGGCATTTGCATTTAGAAAAGCAGCTAAGTTTCCTCCTCATTTAGTTAATGCACAGATAAGAAGAATAGAAGAAAAAGAATATTCATCAGAGCATCTAGATATATCTAGAGATGAGACAGGTAAAGTAAAAGTAAAATCTACAAATAAATTACCAATATCAGAGTTTCCTATATCTAAAAAGACAGAAGATAAAACTGGTACACTAGTAGTATGGGAAAGACCAGTACCTGATCCTACATATGGAATGTACTATGCAAGTATTGACCCTGTTGCAGAAGGTAAGACAACTACCTCAGAATCACTATGTTCCATCTATGTAATGAAAGCACCGGTTGAAGTGACTAAGATTACTAACGGTGAGGCTGAGACATTTATAGAAAGAGACAAGATTGTAGCAGCATGGTGCGGAAGATTTGATGATATCAATAAAACACATGAGAGACTAGAACTAATAATAGAATGGTATAATGCCTTTACAATTGTGGAGAACAATATCTCACAGTTTATAAATCATATGCTAGCTAGAAAGAAACAAAGATACCTAGTACCAAGAAACCAAATAGTATTCTTAAAAGATGTAGGAGCTAATGCTAATGTATTCCAAGAGTATGGATGGAGAAATACAGGTGTACTATTCAAGAATCATATGATCAGTTATACTCAAGATTTCTTATCTGAAGAAATAGATCATATACAGAAAGATGATGGTACTACTGTTAAGATACATTATGGAGTAGAAAGGATTCCAGATATTATGTTACTTAAAGAAATGCAAGCTTATCAAGATGGACTCAACGTGGATAGGCTTGTAGCCTTTGCTGCACTAGTGTCTTTCTTAAAAATACAACAAGCAAATATTGGTTATGCAAAGAGAGTTGTTATGGATGATGCAAGTTTAAAATTGGATAAGTCAAAAAATTTGTATAAATTAAAGAGTAGTCCTTTTAGACATATAGGAAGAAGTGGATTAGGTGAAGGTCAAAAACTAAACAGGTCACCATTTAAAAATTTAAAATAAAAAGATATGCAAGTATATAATGCCCTTCAGCTCAAAAACGGAGCTAAAACAGAACACAATAGATTAGGTAGTATTACGCAACCATTACAGTTTATTCCTAAAAAGGAAAAAGATGACAAGTGGGCTGCATGGAATCTTGACTGGTTAGAGTGGAATGGTCTTAAACAGATTAAAAGAAACGCGCGTAGGCTAATGAAAAACTATAAGTTAGCTAAAGGTGTTATTGATAGAACTGACTATATAGTTGAAGAAGACAATGACTACAGAGATATCATTGAGACGCTTACTAAAGAAGATGCATCCGCACTTGAGTTAAAGTTTTATCCAATCATCCCTAATGTTATTAATGTTCTTGTAGCTGAGTTTGCTAAAAGATCAAGTAAGTTATCATACCGTGCAGTAGATGAAGGATCTTATAATGAGATGATGGAGCAAAAAAGACAGATGGTAGAGGATGTACTTATGTCTGATGCAAGCATGAAAATTATTGCTGCAATGGTAGAACAAGGTATGGATCCTGAATCTGAAGAGGCACAACAACAATTGAATCCAGAAAAATTAAAATCATTACCAGAGATTGAACAATTCTTTAAAAAGGATTATAGATCAATGGTAGAGCAATGGGCTACTCACCAACATGAAGTAGATGTTGAAAGATTTAGAATGGATGAGTTAGAGGAAAGAGGTTTCAGAGATATGCTTATTACAGATAGAGAATTCTGGCATATGCGTATGATGGAAGATGACTATGACGTAGAGTTATGGAATCCTGTACTTACATTTTATCACAAATCTCCTGATGCAAGATATATATCACAATCTAACTGGGTTGGTAAAACAGATATGTTAACTGTATCAGATGTTATTGATAAGTATGGATATATGATGAATGAAGATCAGATGGCATCACTAGAAGCTATCTATCCAATTAGATCAGCAGGATATAATATTGGTGGTGTACAAAATGACGGATCATTTTATGATGCTACTAAATCACATGAGTGGAATACTAACATGCCTTCACTAGGTATGCGTCAATATTCTACTGCAGCAGCTAATAATATTTTCAATGCGGGTGATATTGTAAACTACATCTTAAGAGAAGGTGAAGATTATTATGATCAAGGTACTGCATACTTGTTGAGAGTAACTACAGGTTACTGGAAATCTCAGAGAAAAGTAGGTCACTTAACTAAAATTACTGACTCAGGTGAAGTAATAACAGAGATTATTACAGAAGACTATAAAGTAACTGATAATCCTATATATGATACAAGACTCTTTAAAAACAAAACTAAAGATAATCTAGTATACGGAGAGCACATAGATTGGATCTGGATTAATGAAGTATGGGGTGGTGTAAAAATTGGACCTAATATTCCATCATTCTGGGGTATGAATAATCCTGGTGGATTTACTCCACTATATATTGGTATTGATAAACAAAATATAGGACCATTAAGATTTCAATTTAAAGGTGATAACTCTATCTACGGATGTAAACTACCAGTAGAGGGTGCAGTATTCTCAGATAGAAATACTAAGTCAACTGCATTGATTGATTTAATGAAACCTTTCCAAATAGGATATAACATTGTTAATAACCAAATAGCGGATATACTAGTAGATGAACTAGGTACAGTTATCTTACTTGATCAGAATGCATTACCAAGACACTCAATGGGTGAAGATTGGGGTAAGAACAACTTAGCTAAAGCATATGTAGCAATGAAGAATTTTCAGATGCTTCCTTTAGATACCAGTATTACTAATACAGAAAATGCTTTAAACTTTCAGCATTTCCAAAAACTAGACCTAGAACAAACAAATAGGTTGATGTCAAGGATACAGTTAGCTACATATATGAAACAACAAGCATATGAAGTTATAGGTATTAACCCACAAAGAATGGGACAACAACTTTCTCAACAAACTGCAACAGGAGTTGAGCAAGCAGTAGGTGCTTCTTATGCACAGACTGAAATGTATTTCATACAACACTCAGATTACTTAATGCCAAGAGTACATCAGATGAGAACTGACTTAGCTCAATTCTATCACTCTACTAAACCATCAGCAAGATTAACTTATGTTACTGGTGCAGATGAGAAAGTAAACTTCCAGATTAATGGTACAGATTTGCTTATGAGAGACTTAAACATATTTGCAACTACTAAAGCTAATTACAGAGCAGTATTAGAACAGTTAAAAAATATGGCTTTAAATAATAATACTACTGGGGCATCTATCTATGACTTAGGTAAATTAGTACAATCAGAAAGTATAGCTGAGTTAAACTCAGTACTTAAAGATTCTGAGCAAAAAATCAAAGCGCAGAAAGATGCAGAAATGCAGCATCAACAACAAATGCAAGAACAGCAATTACAAGCTCAAGCTCAAGCAGAAAAACTTAAATCTGATAATACAGATATCAGAGAAGAGAAAAATAGACAAAGAGATATACTTGTTGCTGAAATTAGAGCTGCTGGATTTGGTGCTACTCAAGATATTAATCAAAATCAAATGTCTGATTTTACTGATTCAATGAGAGATATACAAAAGTCTGAGCAATTTACTAGTCAGATGAATCTTGAAAGACAAAAAGAATCAAATAGACAATCTTCAGATTCTCAAAAGATGCAACTTGAAAGAGAAAAACTACAAGCACAACAGTCAATAGCAGATAAACAATTACAAATTGCTAGAGAGAATAAGAACAAATTTGATACAAAAAGCAAAACTGATAATAAGAAGAAATAGACTTAGCTATATAGTGGCAAAAAACAATATTAAAAAATAGTCTATTTTAAATATATGAAGTTTATTTGTAAAAAAAATACTTATATTATTAATAGTAACATAAAGACCAACATATGAATACTGATGAGCAAGCAACACAAGATAACACTACCGTTTCACAGGTAGATGTAAACTTGGATGAATTATTTGGAATGCCTGGAGCGGATAACGTGATGCTACCAGAAGAGGAAGAAGAGAAAAAGTCTCTTTTTTCTAAAGATGCTAAAACTGATTATGAGTTCCTTGATAGTAAAACTGGTGTAACAACTAAACAAGATACTGCAGAGCAAACAATCACTAAGGAAGAAGTTCAAGAGACAATTGATGAATTAGATGGACTTATTGCTCAGGAAGAAGAAGCAGGTAATAAAGGTAGACCTAAAGTAGATAAGTCAGGTTTATATGAGTTAGCTTCTAAGATGATTGAAGAAGGTACACTTTTTGGATTTGATGATGATAAAGATCTAGAGGATTATACTACTAAAGACTTTAGAGAGTTGTTTGAAGCTAACTTTCAAGAGAAAGAGAGAAAGATTAAAGAAGATGTGCCAAAAGAGTTTTTTAATGCTTTACCTGATGAATTGAAAACTGCAGCTAAATATGTAGCTGATGGTGGACAAGATCTTAAAGGATTATTTAGAACTCTTGCTCAAGTAGAAGAAGTATTTGAATTAGATCCAGAAGATGAGAATCATCAAGCTGAGATTGCAAGACAATACTTATACGCTACAAACTTTGGTACACCAGAGGAAATAGAGTCAGAGATTGAAGATTGGGCAGATGTAGATAAGTTAGGACAAAAAGCTAAACAGTTTAAACCTAAGTTGGATAGAATGCAGGAAGAGATTGTATCTAGAAAACTAGCAGAACAAGAAACTAAGAAAGAGCAACAAGTTCAAGCTGCAAAAGTATATACGGATAATGTATATAACGTATTGTCAACAGGAGAACTTGATGGAGTTAAGCTTGATAAGAAAACACAGAACATGCTGTATAGTGGATTAGTTCAACCAAACTATCCTTCAATATCAGGTAAGCCTACAAATATGTTAGGTCACCTATTAGAGAAGTATCAGTTTGTAGAACCAAGACATGATCTTATTGCTGAAGCACTATGGTTATTAGCAGATCCAGAAGGATACAGAGCTAAGATAAAAGATCAAGGTACTAAAGTTGCAACAGAAAAAACAGTAAGAATGTTAAAAACTGAAGAGGCTAAAAAGATTGCATCTTCAAATACTGTAGATGAAAAACAACAAGCAAGAAAAACTACAAGTAACAATACAATATCAAGATCATCTGGTAGTAGTATGTTTAAAAGATTTTAAAATAAATAATATAAATAAATAAATAAAAACAAATGGCAACTCCAGTATTAAATAATGGTATTTTCCTACGTGATACGGCATACAATGCTAGTTCACATGTTGATTCATACCATTTACAAAACATGCTAAAAGATGCAGAACCAATGGATTTAGGTCCAGTAGACTTATGGGCTATGGCTCAGAAAGTTGAAATGCCTTTATACCAGTTATCTTCTTTTGGTGGAAAAAACGTTATCAATGTAGATAACGCAAGAGGTGAGTACAAATGGCAAACTCCAGTTTCAATTGATCTTCCTTACATTGTTGAAGACATTGAACCAGCTAACACTGCTAAAGGTATTGAAGGTACTACTTTCAAAATCAAGCTTAACAAAAGAGAATTTGGACATGGTGATATCATTACCTATGACAAATACAATGGAGTTGAGATGTACATTACTGCTGATGATATCTTACCAATTGGTGACGGATTCATCTATACAGTACAGTTAGTTAACAATGATAACTACAAGTACATTGATAATGCTTATTTAGCTAATGGTACTAAAGTATTCCGTAAAGGTTCTGCTAGAGGTGAGTATGGTGAGAGATTCTCAGACATCCAAACTAACACAGGATTCCGTGAGTATTATAACTTTGTTGGTGGTGCTGAAGCTCACGTTCATTATTCTATCTCTTCTAGAGCAGATTTAATGATCAAAGGTGGTATGAATGCAGATGGTACTGTACCAGTTACAGAAATCTGGAGATCTCACTTGAAAGGATTAGATCCATCTATTTCATCTTTGGATGATATGGTTAAAGTAATGGGTAAAGACTCAGTTAAAAAAGCATTTGATAATGGTGATTTATCAAGAACTTTCTTAACTAACATGGAGGCTGCTCACTTAACTAAGATTGCTTCTGATATTGAGACTTACCTTATGTGGGGTCACGGGGGTAGAGTACGTCAAGACGGACCAGATGATGTAAGATTATCTGTAGGTTTATGGAAACAGTTAGATAACTCTTTCAAACGTATCTACAACAAAAACAACTTTAACTTAGATTTATTCAGAGGAGAGTTATATAACTTCTTCAATGGTAAAGTTGAGTTCCAAGGACCAGATCCTAAACGTCAACTTGTTGTTCAAACAGGTATGGGTGGTATGAGAATGGTTAATGAAGCAATTAAACAAGAAGCTATCTCTTCAGGTTTATTGATTCAAGCTGCTGATATCGGTGCTATCACTGGTAAAGGTATGGACTTAAACTTTGGATTTGCTTACACTTCTTACGTTATTCCATTCTTGGCTAATGTGAAATTTGTATTGAATCCTGCATTTGATAATGTTCATACTAATGATATTGAGAACCCTATCATTGATGGTTTCCCATTATCTTCTTACTCATTCATTATCTTTGATATCACAGATAATACTAATGACAACATCTACATGTTGAAATTATCTTGGGATAATCAATTGAAATGGTGGTACCAAAATGGAACAATGGATTACATGGGTAGATCTCAAGGATTCCAATCTTCTGGACAATTCAACGGTTACCGTGTAATGATGTCTCAAACAATGCCAGCTATTTGGGTTAAAGATCCAACTAAAGTATTGAAAATTGTTATGAGAAATCCAATCACAGGTGGATCATTCTAATATGTCAAACTAGAAAATAAAAAGAGGAGGGGTTTATTCTCCTCCTTTTTTTATATATTTACAATTATAAACATTTTAAAACCAACACAAAATGGATTTCACACACGTAGAAGTATTTAACGTTAACAAGAGCAACAAGATCTCTGTTAAACCTTATTTTGACAATTCAATGTCAAATATGGGATTAGAACATTATGGCCAATCATTATTTGATGGTGTAAAACATTACGAGCAACTAGCTTGCTTAGAACAAAATGGAGTAATAAGATATGTAACAGGATTAAATGAATTTGCTCCTGAGATTAAATTATTACCTGCAGAAGAGAGAGAAGCTAAAACTAAAGAAATTAGAAAAGCTGTAGCAGAACTAGAAAGAGAATTAGCTGCTAATATTTTAGATGTAGAAAGTCCTACATTCTGGAATGATGTAAAATTATTAAGACCAGATAATAAAGAATTCTGGAATAAAATCAACATGTCATGTGGTAATGATCCAGTATATCTAGATCCTGCAAATCCATATGATAGAATTAAACTATATGCTGTTGAAGCTGGAGGATTCTCACTTGTATCAAGAAGTTATGAAGATGCTAGATCAAAAGCAGTACCGCCAAAATTTTACTTGGATAAAGTAACTGAAACAAGTGGTGTTAAAACTGAATACAAAAAACTTAAAAATAAAGCACTTGCTGAGTTACAGAAACTATTTGATAAAAATAGTACTAAGTTATTCTATATTGCAAAAGCAGTTGATACAGCTAGTGTACAGTATAAAAAACATACACCTAATGATGTTATCTATGACAATATGGATAGACACATTAATGGTGAAGGTACTGAAGGTAACAAAGAAAGAGCAGCAAAAGGTTTCTTAGATGCAGCAGCTTTAGATATGGAAACATTAAAAATCAAAGCAATTGTTAAAGATTCCATATTTTTTAAGTATATTATAAATAAGGCAGATGGTTATATCTACCATGCAAGAACAAATAGCTTGTTAGGTAGAAATGTATCAGATGTAATTGAGTTCTTAAAAAGTCCTTTAAATGAGGATATTTTAAAAGATTTAAATGCACAAGTTGAAAAACTGTGGAATATGTAAATAACTCTAGAGTATACCAGTAATGCTGGTATGCTTTTTTTAAACTATATATCATGGCTAACGCAAAAGTAAACGTACAGCAAAAAGCAACAGGTAGAGTTGGTGGAACCAACGCTCCAGTTTATGCATTAAAAAATGCATCAGGTAAATCATGTGGAAAAGTTAACAAACCACAGGCTTCACCTAAAATGAAAATGGGTGGAAGTAAAGGTAAAAAATGTTAATCTGAAAGATCATGGCAAGTAAAATAAATCCAAAAGGGATAAAATCTAACTCAAGATATAAAGGTGGTCCTAACCCAAAAGGTATTAATCCTGGTGGGATAAATAATAAACCTGCGCCTAAGCCTAAGCCTAAGCCAGCTCCCAAACCTGTAGTAAGTTCAACTAAATTAAAACCTACTGATCCAAAAACTATGGGACAAGTTGTAAAAGGTGAAGGATATAAAGCTCCTGTTAGACCAACTACTACGGCTTCTAAACCAGCACCTAAACCTGCAGCTAAGAAACCAGTTAAACCAGTTGCGTCTAAACCTGTTACTACTACAACTACTACAACTACTCCAAGAACACGTGGTGGTGTAAGTAAAGGAAATACTCCAGGTACATCTGGTAAGTATGCAAAGAAAACACCATTAGAAAAGAAACCACTAGTAGACACTAAACCAAGAACTCGTGGAGGTGCTTCTAAAGGTGAAACTCCAGGTGTAGGTTCTAAGAGAAAAGCTTTAGCTGATATAAAAGCAAGAGCAAATGAAAGACTTGCTGCTGAAAAAGCAGCTGCTGAAAAATCTGTTGCTGAAAAAGCAGCTGCTGAAAAAGCTCCTAAAGCAAACTTAAAAAGAACTCGAAGAATGTCTGGAGTTGAAAGAAGAAGACTAGCAGGTAAACCACCTGCTGAACGTAGTAAAACTTTAAGAAATGTTAAAATTGCTGAAAAAGCTAAAGCTCTTAAAAATGCTAAATTAGCTAAGGCTGGTAAAGTTGGTGGTGTTATTCTAGGTGCTGCAGCAGCAACTTATGGTATTAAAAAACTATATGACTATTCTAAAAGCAAAGAGGATAAAGCTAAAAAAGATACTAAAAAACCTGAAGCTAAAAAAGATGAAACAAAACCTAAAGTAGGTGGAAATAAAACAGGTATAAAAACTGACACACTTATAAAAACGCCTTCTTTAAAAGATGAACTTAAAAAGAAAGGTGTAGATTATAAACCTGCAAAAGATAAATGGGGAAGAGGTGTTTCATCTAAATGGTATGGTTTTAATCCAGCAACAAAAAACTATGAATCACCTGTAACATCAAATAAAAAAGATGAGAGAACTGGTTCATTAGGAAAAGATATTATTAAAGCTGGTGAAAAAGCAAATGCAAGTAGAAAAACTAAAGCAGAGGATAATTTTAAAGAGTTAACACCTAAGAAAAAAGAAACTAAACCTTTAGTTAAAAAACCTGCAACACCTGCAATTTCAAAAGCAGATAATAAGGTTGATAAAATGGAAATGAAACCTACAACACAAATTGCTAATACTATTGAAGCTAAAAAAGAAATCATTCAACCAAAAGCTGCAGCAACATCAACTGCAAGTACAAGTTCAAGTACTTCATCAAGTAAACCTTCAAGTTCTACTCCTGCAAGTGGTGCACAACCAAGAGCAACTTTTGGTAATAAAGTAAGAGGTATGTTGAATGAAAGTAGAGAAAGAAGAGCAGGAAGAGCTGCTTCAAGAGGTAATGAGGAAAGATCAGAAAGACTAAAAGAAAAGATTTCTGATACAGAGAAAAAAATGATGATGAAAAAAGGTGGTATTGTTAAAAGAAATAAAAAGAAATAACCATGGCAAAGACACCTGCATGGACAAGATCTGTAGGAAAAAGCAAAACCGGAGGCTTAAATGCTAAAGGTGTTGCTTCCTATAGAAAAGCTAATCCTGGTTCTAAACTTAAGATGGCAGTTACTACTAAACCATCTAAATTAGATCCTGATAGTAAAGATGCTAAGAGACGTAAAAGTTTTTGTGCTAGAATGTCTGGAGTAAGTGGACCTATGAAAGATGAAAAAGGAAGACCTACTAGAAAGGCTCTTTCTTTAAAAAAGTGGAACTGTTAAATTTATATATTATGAAAAAGTTAGGATGCGCTTCTTGTGGGGGTACAATGAAAAAAATGTCTAAAGGTGGTATGGCTACTAAAGCTATGGGTCCAGGTAAAAAACCGTTTGCAGCTGGAATACCATATTTTACAGGTGCAGGTCAAACAGGTCCTGAGTCTATGAAAAAAGGTGGAACTAAAAAAGAACATGTATTAACTACTTTTAGAAAAGCTAATGATGCTAGAAATGCAATGGTTAAAAAATCAATTACAAAATACCAGTCAAAAGGAGAAGTAAAAAGTACTGGTGTAGGAATGTTTGAAACAACACCAACAAGTAGACCTGGTGAAACTCCAAGAGCAGCAATGGCAAGAATAAACGCTACTTCTCCTAAAGGTCCTAACCCAAAAGGTATTAAGTCAAAAGTTGATTCATCAAGAGTAAGAGCTGGCGTAAGTGCTAAAACAACAGCTGCTCCTAAAAGTACTGAACCAGTTAGAAAACCAAGTATAGAATTTGGTGATCCTATGGTGGGTATTACTATTCCTAAACAAAGACCTAAAACTAAATATGAAGATACTGTTATAAATACTAAATCTCCATCTACTAAAACTAGTGGTTATTCACCAAAGAGAGGTGCAACAGCATCACCAGTAAATACTAGTGGTTATACACCAAAGAAGGGTGCAACAGGACCAGTTAAAAAAACTGTTGGTCCAAGACCTTCAGTAGATGAGATGCGTGAAGCTAATATAAAAAAATATAGTGCCCTTAAAAGTAAAATAGCTGGAGACGCAAAACCAAAACCTAGAAGTGCAGCAGCAGAGTTCAAAGCAGGTGTGATGGCTAGTCCTATAGGTTATGTAGCTAAGAAGGTATATGACATGACAAAAAAGAAAGGTGGAGTAGTTAAATCTAAAAAGAAATAGTCATGGCAACTACTAATAGAGCAGTTAAGACTTCTTGCAAAAATACTAAAGTAAGAACAGCTGCAGGTGCATGTGCTCCTGAAAGAAAACCTATGATGAAATCTGGTGGAACTAGTCCATTTGGTATTCTATCTATTATAGCTGGTATAGATAATAATCCTGGTAAATCTAAAGCAGATAGAATCGCTGGTGCAAAAATGAAAGCAAAGGGTAATACTAAAAAAGTTATACCTAAAGCTCAAGATGGTATAATCACTGATACAACAAAGTATAGACCTTGGAGTAATTCAAATGTAAAACCAACATTAATTAAACCGCCTCATATGGATCCAAGAGAAACATTAAGGCTTGAACAAGAAAGATTAAAGCTTGAACAATTAAAACTTGATCAAAAAGAAAGATTAAAAGGAAATCAAGATAATTATAAGATTAATAAGTCAACTGGTAAAATGGAATATGCTGGACCAAAGAGTACAGTAAAAAAATTAGGTGGAGCAACTCATCCAGGTTTCAAAGCTGTTCAGTCTAAGATAGCTGCTAAACAAGGTGTAAGTAAACAAGCTGCTGGAGCTATATTAGCTGCATCAACTAGAAAAGCTAGTGCTAAAGCTAAAGCTAAAAATCCAAGACTTAAACGCGTAAAAGGATAACAGATGCAAAATAGTGTATTAGTAATAAAAGTAAAACAAAGGCTAAACAAATTAGATAGCCAAGACTACGACAACATTGAATGTTGGCAAGTAGTTGAGGCATTTAATAAAGCTCAAGTAGAATGGGTCAGAAGACAACTTCACGGTATTAATGTTGTGCAAGAAGGTGATGAACAATCAACTAGAAGAATAGATGATTTACAATTGTTACTAGGTACTATTAATATACCATTTGTTAAATCTGATATATCATCTTACTCAGACTTACCTGCTGATTATTTACAATGGAAACGTGTAGATGTTACTGCTAAGAAAGGATGTTGTGATGATAGAAGAATGTCAGTGTATCTTGCAGAGGAGGGTAACTTAAATCAATTATTATTTGATGAAGCTAAAAAACCTAGCTTTGAATGGGCAGAAACATTTGCTACTTTAAAGAGTAATAGAGTTAATGTATATACCAATAATGATTTTGATATTAGTTCTGGTGCATTAACTTATTACAGACAACCAGTAAGAATAGAAGTACAAGGTTGTGTAGATCCTTATACAGGAACACAAACAGTAACTAATGTAGAATGTGAATTTAAAGATGATATTATAGAGGTTTTAATAGATGAAGCTGTAAGTGTACTAGCTGGTGATATTGAATCTGGTAATCAATTCTCTAGAGGAACAGAAACAGCAGAAAGAAACAATTAATATTTATAACAATGGAAAGACCCAAATTATTAAAAAGAGACGCAACATCATCTGCTGCATCTTACTCAGCACCAAGTGGAGGATCAGTAGATTCTATGGTAGCTGCATGTGTGAGTGAGTTAATGAATGCTGCAACTAGTTTTCATAAACTACATTTGAAAGTTCAAGGTGCTGGAGCATTTGCTGCACATAAAGCATTGAATGAATTATACGATGCCTTACCAGGACACGCAGATGACTTAGCAGAAGGATATCAAGGAGCAGCTGAACTATTATTACAGTACAGTGAAGTAGCACCAAGAACATTAGCAACACCAGCGGATGGTTTAGGATACATCAGAGACATTACAGCAATGGTAACTGGATTACAAGCTAAGATGCCTTATTCAGAAATTGTAAATGCTCTTGATACAGTTAAGGATACGCTTAACTCAGCTAAATATAAATTATTATTTTTAAAATAATTTTGCTAAAACAAAATGTTTTAGTATATTATATATATGTTTATAAATTAAAATTAAAAAGTTATGGCTTATTTTAATCACGCCTTCCAGAAGGCTTTTGTTGGAACACAAGGTTTCACAGATTTATCACTAGGACAACTAGGTACACCAGGTAACATTCTTGCTACAGGTGACTTTGCTTTTGTTGATCCAAAAACTTGGGATATTGTTGATATTGGTAACCCTCCAAATGGATGTTGTCCATTAATTCTTGCTTCAGGATCATTGTATTCTAAAGACAAGATTGGTTCTCATGGTGGGTACTTAGAATCTAACAAGTCTAAAACTATTAATCCTAAATACATTAATAGATTTTACAGAGTAGATCCTAATCCAGCTCAACAAAATGTAATTAACATTGGATTCACTCCATTTACTGCAGCACAAGGTGGTTCATGTGAGAGAGATTTTTTATGTGATGAGACTTATTCTTTACGTATTGACGTTAAAGGTTCTCCAGCATTAAGATTCTTAAATCACAATGCATACTTAACTGTTGAAGCTTACACAGGATGTTGTCCAGCAGGAGCAATTGCTCCAGTAGATGTTGATGGTACTTTAGTAATGATCCAATGGGCTCAAGCAATTGTTGGTGAGTCTTTACCAAATACAATTGTTGATTCAGCTAAAACTGTAATCTCTCCATTTGTATTACCAGTAGTTACTGCTGAAGATAATTCTTTATGGTATGCTCCAGGAACTGTTACTGCAGGTCTTGTTCCACCAGCTGGTTTTACAATCGGTGGTACTTGGGATAACTATGTATCTCCAGGACACGTAATAGGTCAATACGCAGGTATTACTTTATTTGGTGCTTATGTTGGTACAGACTTCAATGACTGTACATTCCAAACTTCTGACTTCTTTGAAAAAGAGCCAGTTAAATTGTATGCTTCTTTAGTTGATTACAATGGTGCTCCATGTGAATTTGAAGGATTATGTGTTGTTACTGAGTGTGAAGGTTTACAAGCAATGGGTCTTGGTGAGTCAGTTGCAAGAGATGTAATCTTATCTGAGAGATACAGACAAAACTTCTTTGCTACAGATTTAAGAATCAGAGAGGTGACTCAAGGAGATCAAATCTTAAATACTATCAATAGAACAGCTTTCTATACAAGATACTATTTACAACATTCAGTTCCACGTTTCAATAACCCAACTGGTACATTTGATAATGATCAATACTTATTAGAGATTATCACTAATGGTGTTGAACTTGATTTTGAAAAATTTGTTGATGACTGGACTGCAAACTGTGGTCAATGTGTTGAGTTAGAAGTAATTGAAGCTATTACAGCTTGTGTTCCTTTAATTGACATTACTGCTTAATAAGTAGTTATCTTACAATACTAACAAAGGGAGGTGAATTAGTTTTCCCTCCCTTTTTTTATAAAACATTATGGCTCAACATATATTAAGTTTAGAAGTCCCAACTGTATTGAATCCTTGCATCATGTCTATACTTGATACAAGTATTTATACACCGTTAATTCCAGTTACGTGCCCTACATTAAATGTAACGGTACCAGGATTTAATTATTCTACACAACTTACAATTGTACCAGGTGATAATACAATACTTACAGCATGTGATTTACAATTACAAACACAGAATTGTGCAACTGTATTAGCTGATATACCTGATGGTATATACGTTATCAAGTATAGTGTATCACCTAATGATATAGTATTTGTAGAATACAATCACTTAAGAATATCTAAAGCATTAAATACTTATAATACTATTTTATGTAACTTAGATCTTGCTGCATGTGAACCGTCTCAAGTAATTCAACAAAAACTTGAGAGTCTTAAAATGGCTAAGATGTACTTGGATGCTGCTAAAGCAAAAGTAGAATTCTGTCATGAAGCTAATCAAGGAATGTCTCTTTACAACTATGCTGTAAAGTTGATGAAAAAAATTAATTGTAAAAGTTGTTAACCCATTAAAACCAATAAAAATGGCAGCATGTCCTAATTGTAAAAAAGCTCTTTCTTGCGGATGTCAAAAAAGAGTTGCATCAAATAAAGCTCAAGTATGTACTAACTGTATTACAGCATATGAAGTGAAGCTTAAGCAACAACCAAAAAAATAAAACATAATGGCAAGAAATTTTTTTTATAAGTTAGTCAATTGTATTAATGATCAAGTTGTATATACTGATGATGCAGGTTGTCCAGAGTGTGCAGCTAATGTTGGTGACTTAGTCTATACTAATTTAGAACCAGTTCCCTGTTGGTATGTTTTGAGTTTTGATTCTACACCAAGTGTTATTACACCGATTTCAATATACTATGAACTACTATGTGGTGTTTGTGTTCCCAAATGTTATACTATTACAGGTACAGGTAATGTTTCTTATATTACAATTGATGACGGTTATGTTGTTGAAACAGTAACAGCACCAGTTAAAATTTGTTCATACTCTTATCCTATAGTATCAGGATTAGATAATGAAATATTTGTAGGTGAAACATGTAATTTAATATCAGGTTGTCCAACATCATGTTATGAATTAACAAACTGTGATACAGATGAAGTAATATATTCATACAATCAAGATCTTGCTTTTCCTTATGCATTAAATGAAACTGTTAAGTTAGCAGAATTTACAGGATGCTGGACAATTGTTTTATTGCTAGCATGTGATGAAGAGTTGCCTTATGTAAGTACAACAGTTACACAAACATTTGATTCATGTGCTACATGTAATCCACCTAATTATTATAAATTACAATCTTGTGGAACATCAAACCCATTAACAGTATTTACTGAACAAGACTTATCTGCTTATATAGGTAAGACTGTAACAATGGAAGAGCATCCAGGATGTTTTAATGTTACTGTGTTTTCAAGTATTTATCCATCACCATCAGTAGTAACTATAATAAGTAGTTTTGCAAGTTGTCCAGAGTGTGAAGCTCAGAGATATGTTTTATATGATTGTGATGAAATAAGAGGTGCTATCTACACAACAACAAATTTAGCAGCATATGTTGGTGAAATAGTTAAACTTACATTTTATCCTGATACTTGTTGGACTGTTGCAGAAACTACAGTTAATACATCAGATGATTTAGTAATTGTTGGAGATACTTATGCTACATGTTTAGAGTGTGCACTTACTTCTCCATGTATATGTAGTGCTATAACTAATAACTCTACTACTACTCAAACATTTGGATATTTGGATTGTGATAATGTTTATGGAAGCATTATACTTGCTGCTGGTGAACAAAGTGCACAACAGTGTGTATTAAAATGGATCTTTCCAGGAGACTGGGCTTTACCAAAAATAACTACAAACTGTGGAGACTGTGTAGATAGTCAATGTGTAGTTCCAAAACCTATAAGAAGTGTAAGACCAGGATATAATTCTCCTGCGTGTACAACTCAATACTATGAAAGAATTGCATGTGAGTATTCTGAGATACTTTATAGAAATGTTATATCAGAAAGATATGGTATTGCACCATGTTGTTCTGAAGAAGAAATCATGCGCCTTGACATTAAGTTCCAATTACTTGAATTACAAGCAATTAATAACCCAGATTATTTATGTGCACCAACAAGCAACTGTTGTCAAAGAGATATTGATTGCGGATGTGGTTGTAATTCTTAATTAAAATACTTATATTATAATATATACAAAAGATATGAAACCATTAAACTTTGATAATTCTCCATGCTCACCAACATCTTCAAATTGTGTAATTTGGGGTGGTCCTGATTTAGCATGTATAAATGTATGTAAAGGTGATAGTATTACAGATGTAGTTGCAAAACTAGCTACTGAATTATGTACTCTGTTAGATACATTTAATATTTCAGCATATGATATAAGTTGTTTCAATTTAGTCAACTGTGCTCCACAAACATTTACTGATTTAATTAACTTTTTAATTGTAAAGATTTGTGAACTTGAAAATGCTCCAAGCACGCCAAGTACACCTGGTGATTCAACTGGTTGTCCAACTGATTGTATTATCACTGTAGCTCCTTGTTTTGTTGTAGGAACTGCAACAACAATGACTCTTACTGAATATGCAATTGCTATTGGAGAAAAGGTTTGTGCAATCATTGATACAAATGCATTACAACAAGCTGCTATTAATGATTTAGATGTTAGAGTAACTACATTAGAAGATGCACCTGCTCCTGTTATTCCAGTATTAGAAGTAACATTAACTCAAACATTACCTTCAATACCATCATTGAGTGGTACACAACCCGTTGAAACAGTTGTTCAATCATACATTAATCAGATCTGGTTTCCATATGTTGCTATTACTGGTAACAGTGGCCAATTAGCTGCAACAATTTCAAATCAAACTGTTGCATCTACTGACTTATCTAAAGTTAATCCAGCTGCACAAATGTCTGCACAGTATGCAGGTTTATGGACTGCACCAACTGGAACTATTGCTGGTACATTAAATAATGTCTGGGCTTGTATTAAAGATTTAAGAGATGGAAGTGTAACAGTAGCTGCATTAGCTACTCCAACAATTACTATGAATGTAACAGGTGGACCTGCTTATGTAGTTAGTGCCGATGTAATACCTCAAGCTCCATCAATAGCTGATACAGCAACTGTAAACTTATCAGTAGGTGTAGGACCAACGTATACTTTAACAGCTGATGTTATTGTACCAGGAGCAATGCTTGCATCAAGTACTCCATCTAATCTTCCACTTGAAACACCTTCTTCATCAATTAATTTAATTGGTGACGGTGTAGTACAACTTTTAACTGAGTTATATGATGAAGACAATGCTTATAATCCAGCAACAGGTGTGTGGTCTTGTCCAGCAACAGGTAGATATAATTTAAACTTTTATGTTCATTTATCTAAACCAGGTGTAGGTTTTACTAGTGGCATGGTGATAGCAGGAATTGTAAGTTCAACATCTGCAGGATACTATGTTGTAAGTAGTGCAACTCTTAATCAAGTAACTCAATTTGTAGATATTACAGGAACTGCATTAGGTTTAGATTTAACAGTAGGTGCTCAACTTCAATTAAACATTTTAAACTTAAGCGATGTTGCATATACAGCAACAGCAGGTGATGTTGCAAGATTATCAATTCAAAAAGTTAAATAAAAAATATTATGAATACATGTATAAAATGCGGTTGTCAAGATGCTTATCCTTCTTTACCCCCATGCCCAACTCCAGCGGCTTGTCCAAATCCTCAACCGTGTGCAGAAGTATTTGATGCACAGTGTATCGTATTTACATTACCTGATATTCTATGTGGTGAAGATATTGTAGTAAATCAAGATGATACAATTGCAGAAGCACTTGATAGTATTGTGTCTTATTTCTGTGAAGAAATTATTAAATTGACTCTCTACATCAATTCTCAATTACTTATTATTAATAATAGACTTACTACAATTGAAGGAGAGATAATTGAAATAAATAGTAAAATAACATCTTTAACAACAACTGTAAATGAACTTATAGCTTGTTGTGAACTTGTAGATGGTTTAGTACAATCTGTAACTGGTTTAAATACTGATAATACAGATCCTCAAAATCCTATTGTTAGAATTTCTGTAGATGGTACAACTATTACCGGTCTTGGTACACCTGCTAGTCCACTTGTTGCTACAGGTGGAGGTGGAGGAGGTGGCTCCAATTTTTATTTGCAAGGAACAACAACAGATGCTGGTTCAAATAAAACTGGAGATATTGAAAGACCTGCTGCAATATATATAGGAGCTGATTCTTATTTCAATACTGTAAAAATTGGAACAGGTTTAGGAAATATTTCAACTAATACTGCAGTAGGTAAAGATGCACTTGATGCAAATATTGCAGGGTCTTATAATACAGCATTAGGAACATCTGCTTTATTAAACAATACTAATGGGGGGACCAATACAGCAATTGGAGCAAGATCTTTACTTTCAAATATTACTGGTGGTCAAAATACAGCAGTTGGAAAAGATGCATTAGCATATAGTACAAGTAGTGGTAATACAGGAGTAGGTTCAGTAGTGCTTTCTTTTACAACTACAGGTGGTAATAATACAGGAATAGGTTATGCGGCTTTAAACAGTAATACTATAGGTAGCAATAATATTGGTATTGGTGCTAATGCCTTAGTTGATAATACTACAGGAAGTGATAATATTAGTATTGGTTCATCCACTGCTTCTAATAATTTTAGTAATTCTATTATAATAGGTAATGGAGCAACTGCTACGGGTAATAATCAATTTATTGTAGGTTCAGTAAGCTCTAATGCAGGTACTATTACTACGGGTTCAGTGACACAAACAAAATATTGGAGCGTAATTATAAATGGTGTAGCTGTTAAAGTATTATTAGCAGATTAAAAATATGTCGCAGTTTGTTGGTTTCTGTGGCTAACAACAAGACCCCGGTATGTGCTCATTACCGGGGTTATTTTTTATATATGAGTTATAAGTACTATATTTGTTTTGACTTGTAAACTTTTATAAGTCTGAAATTTTTAGTATATTAATATATAGGATATGGAAAGTAAAGTATTTAAAGGGCCAGATGTAAAAGGTAAAAGATTTAGACCTGAAGTACATCACATCTTGAATCAAAAATTCTTCAATGCATTTAGAGAAAAGCATAAAAGATTTAAAGATGTAAGTGATAAAGACCTGAGAACTATTTGCAATACTTTTCATAAAGTGTTTTGGGAAACTGTAATTGATACAAGAGATGGTGTAGAGTTACCAGAAAACATTGGGCACATATTTATAGGGACCTGTCAAACAAGCAAGAAAAAAAATATTGATTTTGCTAAGTCAACTAAGTATGGTGTGATAGTTACAAATAATAACTGGGATACAGACGGTAAACTAGCAAAGATATTTTATACAACACTACAAAATAAATACAGATTCAGCAATAGAGAATGCTGGGCATTCAATGGATGTAGATTATTTAAAAGAGGAGTTGCTAAAACATATTCAACAAATTGGCCTATTTATATTCAGGTTGATCCAATGAAAAAAATACGTAAGATGTTTGAGTATGCTATTAAAAAAAGCTATGCACAAGATAGAGATAATAAAAGATTAGAAACATATAATGAATTTGACATATGACAACTATAGGAGAAGCAATATCAAGAGTAAGAAATGCTCTTAAAGCAGTTAAGGAAGATCCATTCTTAACTGATAGAACTATATACTTTGCTATATCTAAATATGGCAAGTCTCTATTAAAAAGAGAAGATAACCAGAATAGGTTAATGAAGATTAGTTCAATCTTTTCTACATTGACTTATGTAGAGTTAATGGATGTAGATAAAGTTGAAGCAGGATGTGTAGGAATTACATCAGGATGTTATATAAAAAGAACTAAAGAAAAGCTACCTAAGTTTTTTGATGGGCTTAATGGTCCACTTATACGTACTGTATCTTCATTAGATACATCAGTAGAATTATTCAGAACTGATCCAGGTACATATTCATCAATGACTAAGGTTACAAGTTTTAAATATAATACTAGAAAATATTTCTGGTATTTGAATGGTTACTTATATATGCCAAATGTACAGTGGGAAGCAATTAAAGTTGAAGGTGTATTTGAAGGTAACATATCAGGTTTTACCTGTGATACTTCAGAGGAATGCAGGTTTAGAAATGATGATCAATTACCTTTTCCAGATTATCTATTTGGTGAGATTGAACAATATGTATTAAAAGAATTAACTATGTCTATCAGTATACCTACTAATGGTTCAGATGATAGTCAAAACTCATTAAGATAATGGACTTTAATTATACTCTAAAGCTAAGAACATTTGACCAGCTACTGGAAGATGTTACAATTGATTTAAACACATTTGCTCTTGAAAATATGATAGAGCCTCAACAACTTATTAAAGTTGCTAGGAGAGTCACATATGACTTAGGGTTAAGAATCAATATGACTAAAGAAGTTATATTAGAAGTAGAGCATCATAAGGTTAAACTACCTGATGATTTCTTTACTATGAACTTTGGATCTATATGTGGTACATTTGAAGAACATGTGGGTTACCAACATGGTGGTACTACTATAATGGAAGTACCGTATAATGAGGTACCAAGTACTATAGATCAATGTGCTCCTCCAACTGTTAACTGTAGAACATGTAATGCTAATCCATGTAATCATACTGCAGCTTGTCAAGGTCATGTTACAGATTGTTCTCCAGTAGTAGTTCCTGGATTTGATCCTAATAACCCATTTGGTGATACATGTATTAAACCTAGAGTATTCTCTAACTGTAAAGGTGAGCAATTTGAATTGATACAAGTGTTACCTACAGGAGTAACAAGAGTTTATACAGCAATACTACCATTAAGATTTAAAGCATCTCAGAATATAGAATGTGATTGTCCAAATCTTTATTTAAATGCACCAAATACTGCGTGGCTTAAAGACGGATTCTTACATACTACATTTGAATGTGGTAAAGTATATCTTAATTACCAAGGAGCACTAGAAGATGCTGATGGTAACTTATTAGTTCCGGATCATGATGAGATCAATGAATACTATGAGTATGCTATGAAGCAAAGAATATTTGAAAACTTGTATCTTAATGGTGAGGATGTATCTCAAAAGTTATCACTTATTGAGCAAAGACTTAAAGCTGCTAGAAATTATGCTTTATCAATTGTGAATACTCCAAACTTTGCAGAAATGAAAGGCTTATGGATGGCTAACAGAAGAGCACAGTATGCTAAGTATTATGACATGTTTAAAAGTTATAACTACAATAGCACAAGAATATTATAATACTTTTACATTATGGCAAAGAAAAATATACAAGATACTAGTCAAAATAAAACAAACACCTTTGTAAAAGGATTAAATAAAGATTCAGATCCTACATTCATTGCTGAAGGTATGTGGACACATGCACGTAATGCTGTGAACAATACTATTGAAGGTAACATAGGTACTTTATCTAATGAAGTATCTAATGTCTTATGTGGTGAAGCAGGTGCAACACTATCTGGTAAAAAATATATTATAGGTACAATACATTTATATTCTGATAAATGGATAATATTTACAGTAGCTTATCCATCTAATGGTATAGGTTTACCTACAGGACATGAAATAGGATTATATGAAGAAGATACTTGTAAGTATAGAATTATTGTACAAGATGCTTGTTTAAACTTTGACAAAAGATATTTAATAACTGGTGCTTCAAGAGAAAAAGAAGATTGCTCTTGGGCTGTATACTTTGCTGATGGAAATAATCCAGATAGATATTTAAATATTGGTGATGATGCATTATGGCCAGGAGATACATATCAATGGATTGGAAATAATACATATAGTAATGGTACATCTGCTACAATACAGTGGCCTGGTGTTTCCTGGAATCAGAACTGTCAAACAATTAATGATTGTATAATATGTACTGACTTAACTACATTAAATTGTGAAGATATAAGACTTGCACGTTTAATGCAAACACCGACAATTCAGGTTAAACCAGGAGTTGGTGGTGGGGTATTATTAAATGGGTCTTACTTTGCTACTATTGCATACACTATAAGCGGTCAAAAAGTTACAGATTATTTTTCACCAAGTAATACACAACCTATCTGGAGTGTTGATAACTCACAAGGAGCTATAGATATTCTTATTACAGCTGACTCAACTAATTTTGATGAATTTGAATTAGTAGTGGTACAGATTATTAACCAAGGTGCAGTAGCAAAAAGAATTGGTATATATTCTACTAAGACTTCAGTAATACATCTTGATCAGATTAAAACTGATTTAATAGCTGTTCCTATTGAGCAAATACCTTTGAGAAATGCTGTGTATGAAACATCAGATCAAATTACTGAGGTTAATAATTATCTATTAAGAATAGCTCCAAGGTCTAAGTTTGATTTTAACTATCAGCCTTTAGCTAATCAAATACAAGCTCAATGGGTTTCTGTTGAGTATCCTGCAGATTATTATGTACAAGGGGGAAGTAATACTAGTTACTTAAGAGATGAAGTATATACATTCTTTATAAGATGGATTTATAATACCGGTGATAAGTCTGCATCATATCATATACCAGGTAGAGCTCCAGTAGACTTTAATGTTCCAGGTGGAGGTACATTACCTGAAACATCACCTTTAAGTGATCAAAATGCAATTAATACAGATGATAGAGTATTTGAAATATATAATACAGCTACAGCAAATGCTGCATCTGGAACTTTACCAGACGGTGGTATAATTAAGGCTCAAGGTACTATGGGTTACTGGGAATCTACTGAAAAGTATCCAGATAATAAAGATGAAGTATGGAATGCATCATCTCATTGTTGGACAGGAACAACTGATCCTCAGTTTGACTTATGTGGTAAACCAATAAGACATCACAAGTTTCCTGATAATATAACCAATGGTTCTAATTTAACAAACCATTATGCACAAGGCGGACAAGCTATTAGACTGATGGGTGTCAACTTTGTAAATATTATTTTACCTAAAGATAATGATGGTTTTGATATACCAGGAATAGTAGGTTATGAAATACTAAGAGGTTCAAGAGAAGGTAACAGATCTATCATAGCTAAAGGTATGTTAAATAACTTACGTAGTTATGAAATCAAGGGTAATAATAATGCAGGTAGAAAAGGACTATATCCCAATTATCCATTCAATACTATTACACCTTACTCAAGTTCAATAGGTGGACACGTAGCAGGTAACAATGATCCTTATATCAGATTAACGGATGATACTCTTCAAGATATACCATCTAATATGGTAACTTTTCATTCTCCTGATACTAACTTTAGAAATCCATATTTATCTGTTACTGAGTTAAAACTATATGGTTCATTATCTGGTACATCAGTACAATACTTTCAAGAACCAGATCAACATCCTAACTTTAAATTACTAGCTGATGCTGTAGTTATTGTTGCAACACTAGCAGGTGTAATTGAAACTGCAATTCAAAATGGTGGTAAATGGTCTATAACAGAATCTACAAATGGTCCAGCAACAGGTGGTGGAGATATTAGTGCAGCTGCAGCACGTACAGCAGGAGGTATTTTTCAACCATTAAAGTCTGCATATGATGTTGCTATAAATCAATACTTTACATTAGGTGGTTATTTAGTTGATTCTCTTAATCCACTTAAAGATACAATTCCTGCTCTTTCAATATATAATGCATTTAATACACCTTTTCAATTAGCAGCGGGTACAGCAGCTATTGCAGGAGCAATTGGTATTAATGGAAAAACATATTCAAAAGAAATACCAAAATATAAATATGCTGGTCCAATTGGACTTTTAAATTATTTACAGCAATCTATATTTTATTTTGCTGAAGGTGCTAATACTGCAATAAAATTATTCTATACATTTATACCATATAGACAATATGCATTACAATCTATTGCAGAAGGTTTTTATAGTAATTTTAATGCACCTAATTTATCCCAGGTACAAAGATTTAATATTGAAGATAGTTTTTACTTAAAAAATAATATCCAAAATGTTAAACCATTCAGTGGTATAAACTATGTAATAAATAATCTTAAAAGACAAACAACAGTTACAATTAGAACTTCTAGTAAAAATAGTACTGTTGGTGGTCCTGATTTTATTACAATTCCAGGTGTAGAAGATAAATCTTTGGTTACTCTAGGTACTGCAGTAATAGCAGGTCTTCCTGTTAATACTACAGATAAAAAATCAAATCAGTTTAACTTACCTATTGCAAGTCAATATGGTGGTATGAAAGTAAGATTAAGAAACCAATATGGTCAACTTGATTCCATTAAACAAATACCAATTACTCCATCAGAGCAAAAGTTAAATTATAATGGAGAAAATATACCAGTTACAGTGCGCTCATTTTATTGTAATATAAATACACCTGCCGGTAATAGAGCTGTTCTAGTACCATTAAATGTAATTAATCAGACTCCAGTATTCTTTGGAGGTGATACTTATGTTAATAGATACACTGAAAAGAATAACATGTTCTTTTTCTATGATTGGTTATACGGCCAACCAGATGGATATGAGTATAACTACATTTTAAGAAGTATGATTGCTGAACCTAGATTCTGGGTCAACAGTCAACTATATGATGTAGCTGATTTAACACCTACTTCTTTAGCTGATATAATTGCTCCACCTCCTGGATCTGGTTTGTTACCAAGATCATATTACCAACTTGATTGGAAAGATTATAATTACAATGATGATAATGAAGGTGATTATCCAGGATTGTTTGGTGTTAAAGATGCTTACTTTTATTTAGCTAATTCATCAGTAAGAGATTTCTTTGTTGAGTCAGATGTATTAGTAGATTTTAGACAACCCGGTACTGCAGTATATGAACAACATTATGATCATAATACATATACTGATTTGAATGCTATGTTTAATATGAACCCTGATACTATTGCAAGAGGTAACTATTATGCATATGACTATTCATTAAGTATATCTAAAGTATTTACTCAATACTTTTCACAAGGTAATTTACAGTCTAGATATTATAATCCTACTGTATCTCAGTTATGTTATACTTACTATCCTGATAGAGTTATATATTCATTACCTCAACAAAATGAATCATCAAAAGATTCATGGTTTGTATATCTTGTAAATAACTATAAAGATTTTAAAAATAGAATTACTAGTATAAAAGCATATGCTAAAACAGGTATGTTTATTACATTCCAGAATGCTAGTCCTTTAGTTTATCAAGGTGTTGATACTCTTGAAACAGATTTAGGCACTAAGATTACAATAGGTGATGGTGGATTATTTGCTAATCCTCCTCAGAATGTAACAATTTCTGATGCTGAATATGAATACGGTTCATCTCAAAACAAGTTTGGTGTTATTGCTACGCCAGCAGGTATGTATTATATCTCTCAAAATCAAGGAAGAGTATTTGCATTTGAAGGTGGTCTTAAAGAAATATCTCAACAAGGTATGAAATGGTGGTTTAGTTTATTCTTACCCTATAAGCTTATTGAAGATTTTCCTAATTATCCACATACAGATAATCCTGTTGCTGGTATTGGTACACAAGCCGTGTATGATAACTACAATGGTGTTATTTATTTCTCTAAAAAAGATTATCAATTAAGAAAAGATTTACCAGCAAATACTACAGTAGAATATATTGAATATAGTAATTACTTTTTAGTTAATGGTATTACTAAAGTAGACTTAGGTGATCCCCTTATATTTGAAAATGCATCTTGGACTACAAGTTTTGACCCTAAAAATGATTATTGGGTCTCTCATCATGATTGGTCTCCTGACTTTGTGTTTCCTGGTAGACAATACTTTATGTCTACTAAAGGAGGTAAACTATGGAAACATAATTATGTATGTGATAGTTACTGTAACTTTTATGGTGTACAATATCCATTTGAGATTGAGATTCCATTAATTACTGGACAAACAGTTACTACTTTAAAATCTATGGAATACATGCTTGAATGTTATAAAAATAGTACATTAAATTGTGTTGATCAATTTCATGTATTAGATTTTAACTTTGATAAAGCAGTAATATATAATTCTGAGCAAGTTTCTGGATACTTAAATCTTAACTTATTTCCTAAGAATAATATTACATTAGCTGATACGTATCCAAAAGTAAATCCAACATCTATTGATATCTTATTTGCTAAAGAGGAAAACAAATATAGGTTTAACCAGTTCTGGGATATAACTAAAAATAGAGGAGAGTTCCCAATAGGTTCTAATTATCCTCCAACTGGACCACTAGTTCCAGGTACAACAATTCTTGCAGGTAACTATATTCAAGAAGTAATATGGAATACACAGTCAAATGGTTATATTAAAACTTTAAATGCAGTTAACTTAAACTATAATAAGCCACAATTAGAAAGAAAAAAATTCAGACACTATTTAAATTTCTTATTTTTGAGTAAAATTGATTCTAAGGATGTCAACATGATAGTTAAATTAAGTAATAGTAAAAATCAAATATCACTCAGATAATGGCATACAATAAGAAAGTATTATCTAAAGCTGTATCAGAATTAGGTAAAGCAAAAGCACCAGCAAAGCCAAGAGATATAACTGTTGATCCAATGGGTTATTGGAATCCTGCTAATCAAGGAAAACCAGTAAGAGTACCTGGTAATGAGATTACTATGAAAGGTGTTAATCATCCAATATGGGCTCAACCTAATGTAGGACCAGGTGCTATAATGTACCCAGAACAAAACCGTAATTTCAAAGGTGCATCTTATGTAGATGAAACACCAATAGGTAGAAGAGGTGGTACTCTTAAAAGTAAGAAGTACTCTAAAAGCATGTCTGCTACTAATAAATTATTTGCTAAAAATAAATTATTTCAAAATAAAAAGAGTAAGATATTTGATCCTAATGCTGAGTTTAAATCTGGAGGTTCTAAACTTGGACCTATTAATCTTGATCCTAATCCATTAAGCCACTATGAATTAAACTATGGCTACAATCTACCTACTGAACAAGATGGTGGAGTACATAGTAATCCATGGTTATATACATATATTCAAGAAAATGAAGATAGAGCACCAGGACAAGCAATTGGACTAGGTGCTGACTTTCAACATAAATCTGGATTACATGGAAGTACTAATGTAGAGTTGCCATTTTTTAATAAAAATGCTATGGGTAATCTATATTCAGAATTAGGTTATAATAAAAGATTTAAAAACTTTGATGCTGATGCTACATTAAAAAATTATACAGAACCAGGTAGTAAATTTAATCCAAGTTTTACAACAGGTGTAGGTTATAATAAAAATCTTGGTGATCATATTAATTTTAGTGCTGGAGTTAATAATACTATGGTACCAGGAAGTCTATTTAATCCAACTGGAAATCTAACTTTAAAATATACCTTGCAAGAAGGTGGAGAGAATAATGATGAATATGAAGACTTAGAACTTACTGATGAAGAAATACAAGCATATAGAGATGGAGGTTATGTAGTAAAAGAAATATCTGAATATGAAGAAGGAGGTTATGTACAACATGAATTAGTTAAAGCACAGAAAGGTCTTATTAAAAAACCATTAGAAATATCTGATCCTAAAGAGTATGCCTTTAGAAATAAGATGTATGCTGATAGTTTGAGTTTGTATAATAATAGTGAAAAAGGATTAAAGAATTTACCTGCACAAGAAATACAACCTCTGGATAAAGACATGATTAAAGGGTGGACTTATTCTAAAATCCAACCTATAGGACAAAAAAAAGATAAACAAACTAATTATAAAGGAGAGACTGTTTATCCTGTATTTAAAAAACCTGTACAACCTGTTGTATTAAAACAACCTGTTTCAAACAATACTCCTATTAAATCAAAAAATGTAGAATCTAAAAAACCATTAGAGATAAGTGACCCTAAAAAGTTTAAGTATCTAAAGAAAATGCAAGACGATAGTTTAAAAATGTACAATCTTACAGCACCTTTTAAAGATAAAGGAAAATTTTATCCTGGTGAATGGGATTCTCGTGCACCTGGTTACTCTGGAGTATCTCTTGATTTTGATAAATACAACATTGATAAATACTGGCCTAGTATTGATGGCTGGACACTACGTGGAGACAAAATTAATCCAAATATTAGACCTATTGGTAGTAGAGTGATTAATGGAATAGTTGTATATCCACAATATAAAAAACCAGTACAACCTGTAAAGTTTGTACCCAAAAAAGATAAGCCAAAATCTATTAATACTACTAGTAATACTACTACTGAACCTATTTCTACATTACCATTAAAACCAATAGAAAGATTTGTATCACCTGAGCAAACTATCATACCTGCTAGACCATATGTTAAACCTGTTCATTATAGAAATTGGAATCCTACTCTATATCATGGTGAAAATATGGAAATGCCAGAAGGGTATAATCAACAAGATGTTGAAAAAGAAATAAGAAAAAGAGATGCTGATGAGTTCACAAGAAAAACTCTTGAGTATCAAGCTAAACAAAGAGGTACTAAACAACCAGTATCACAAATACGTAAAGAAGGAGGTTATGTACAACATGAACTTGCTAAAGCACAAGGTGGTAAAACAGTTTACTCAGGAGTTAATTATGGTTTAAAAGGTCCATCAAGTCCAAAACCAAAAGTTAAAAAAACAGATACTTCACCTTCAGTAGCTAATGCTAAAAAATTAGAGCAATTCCGTAAACTACAAGAACAAAATAGACAACAAAATATACAAAATCAAGCAAAGCAAAAAGAAAATGACTTGATGAAGCGTATGCCTAAAACACAAGTAAGTGATAATACACGTACAGTAACTCCTAAGCAAGCAGTAAGTGATATAAATAATGCCGCAATAATTAAGTCACCACAATACAAGGCTGAACAAAAGGCAAAAAAAGAAGCGGCTGCACTTGCTGAAATACAAAGAAAAAAAGCTCAAGCAGAATTTGAAAAAAAACAATGGGCCAAATATAATAAAGCATCTACAATGGAAAAAATTGTAGATAGATCACAAGCAGCTTTATCTCAACCCTTATTAATGGCAGCAAATTTTATATCAGGTGATCAAGCTTATATACCAGGTATGCATGAAGGATTAATGAATACTGAAAGTCCTGACTATGATAAATTTTTAAGTGCAACTAAGCAGTCAAGAGGTTTAGGTGTCAATGATGTGTTTAATACTTTTAATCCTGGAAACTGGGGAGCACATGCAAGAAATGAAATGAATAAAGGAAATGTTGCATCTGGTGCAACTGAAATGGGATTAGGAATACTTGGATTAAAAGGTCTTAAAACTGCAAGCGGCCTTGTAAAAGGAAGTGCAAATGTACTTAATAAAGCAGAAGGTAAGTTAGCTAAATTTATACCTGAAAGAGCTCCTAGTACACCAAGTACAGGTGGAGGTAACTTAAATGCTGGTTTCTCTCCTGAACTTATTCAAGGTGCTATTGGTCCTAAGAATAAAGTAATAGCAAATATTGCTGATAAATCTTACATGCCTTTTTTAAATAAAGCAATGAATAGAATCAGTCCATTAAACTGGGTTCCAGGTTATGGTAAAAAATTAGAAGGTGCAATTAAACCATTAGGTAATGTAATAGGTAACTCAATTGAAAATGGTAAACTAGTAGAATCTAAATCATTATTCAATAAAGCCAAAGGATTAGTTAAAAAAGGTCCAGATGCTGATTTAACAACAAAAGTTGGTAAAACAAATGCATCAGATATATACTCAGCTAAAATAGATGGTTCAGTAGATGGTTCTAAAATAGGTTTGGGTTCTGCTAATCAACAAGGTTTTATAGGTAGGAATTTTAGAAAAGGTAATGCATCATATCCAATTCAAAATAACTGGGGTACTGGTGTAAAACAAGTACCTTTAACAGATGCTGGTGTATCATTGAATAGAAGATTACCTTTTTCAAATAGATACGTGCCTATTGATAAAGAAAAGCTTATGAACAATAAGTTTCAATGGGCTACAACTGGTGCAGGTTTACAAAAAGTAGGAGAAAAATTTGGTGCTGCTGCTTTAACAACTGGTATTGGTGCTGGTGCAATTGCTGGATCTACTTATGATCCTATGAGTTATGTAAAAGATCAAGATGTTGCTGATCAAATACGTTTAGAAAATGGTGATCCTAATGACTATATAGATCTTCCTACAAGAACAGAGGCAATAATGAAAGGTGCTACAGATGCAATGGGGGCACCATCTGAATATTTAAAAGAAGGGTTTATTCCTAATATTATAGGAGCAACAGGTGAAGCTATAAAAGGAAATTTAAAACAAGGTGGTACAATAGAAGAAGTTTGGGAAGATGAATTAGATGAACATACTATAGCATTATTAAGAAAAGCAGGATATACAGTAGAAGAACTTGATTAAACTTTTAATGTTTATTGAGTAAACCAAAAATTATTATATTTAATATATATTACACATTATATGAAAAAGAGAGTAAGAGTATATAAAGCTGGTGGTCAATCAAACCAAGCTACTCAACAACAACGAATAGTATCTTATCTTACACAAAAAATGTCATCTGATGACTTTGATGGAGATACTGATGCATTAAGAGATGACTTAGCTGGTGCTGGTATTGATGAAGACGTTGCTGATGAATACATAACAAGTGTTAGTGATAACCTTGGTTTAAATGAAAATACTATATCTGTTGAAGCGCAACAACTTGCAGCAGAAGAACAAGCAAGAGCACAAGAAGAAGAACAAGCTTTACTTGAAGAACAAGAAGCAGCTGAGGAAGAAGCAAGACAGCAACAACTTGCAGCTATGTATAATACTGATATAGATATGTCAACTACTGAAGATACTCCAGAAGATGAAGCTAACTATATGAAACAAGGTGGTTCTAAACTTAGTAAAAGAAGTTTTATTAAAGAGTATACTAAGTTTGCTAAAATGGGTCAAGGTGGTGATACGCCTTCTCCAGGTACTAATGATGTATTAAATGGTAGAGAATCACATGTAAAAGGATTCTTGGGTGCTGTTAAAAATACAGCTAATGAAGCAGCATTAAAACAAGCAGCTGAATCTCAGTATGGTAGATACCAAAATGGAGGTGCTCAACAAAATCAACCAGATAAAGAAAATCTAATGCATCACATTGGTGCATATGCGACTGGTATACATGATATATTTGATAATCCACAAGTAGGTACAAATATAGATTTTAATAGAGAACAATTTGGTGGTTTTACAGATACTGATTCCGGTTTATATAAATTCATTGGTGGTGGAGATAATGAATCTGCTGATGAAATGTATCAAGATGGTGATATAGATTATAATGAATATGCTGAAGGTGGTTTCAAAATGCCTAAAAGATCAGGTAGACAATATGTTCAAGCAGTTAATTCTCCTTACTATACTGCTACAGGTCAAGCAGCAGTTAATCCTAATCTTGCAGGTAGACAAGTAACAAGTGTTGATGTAACTAAAAGAGGATTATTAGGTAGACCAAAAGCATATACTGTAAATTATGGTAATCCAAATGCAACAGCAGCGGGTGCTACACCACAAATTAAAATGCCTACAGAAGATCAAGCAAAAACACTTGATGCTCAATACGCTGCTCAAGACAGAAAAGGTAATAGACAACCTGTTGCAGATATGATGATGAGATCTGGTATTCCTGGTATAAAGCAATTGGGTGCACGTATGACTAGGTCAGGAATGGTACCTGAAATACCTCAAGGTGCACAACCTACAACTCCTGCTGCAACACAAGCAAGTGATATGCCTTATTATCCTCCAATGGATGCACGTGCTCAAAGAAGAGAAAGAAGAGATGATGCACAACTTAATAGATTCTTAGGTAATAAAGATGCAGATGTATTTAATGATCCTAAAGAAGTTGCAAGAATACAACAAAGTAATCCAGGTTATGTACCATTTGGTGATGCTAATAAAGCACAAGCAATAGCTAACCAGGCTTCTTCTTTAAGTAATAAACAAAAAGAATATGGTGGAGATGTTTCTATTCCTGAATTATATAGAGCACAAATAGGTACTGAAGTAGGTTTTGACCCTAATGCTAATAACATGAGTATTAGTAATCTTCAAGGTTATTTTGATAAAGCCCCTACAAAAGATGTAACTGGTAATCAAATTCAAGCTACAGTACCTGAAAGTATGCAGCCAGATAATATTACTATGGATCCTAATCAAGTAAATAACAAACCTTCTACTGAAGCACTAGATAATTACTCACAAGATTTTCAAGTTAAAAAAGATAGAAGTAATTTAGGTGCTAATATTATATTAGGTGAAAATTTAGTAAAAGGTTTTGCAGATCAAGCAAATCAAATTAATGCTAAAAAACAAGAGAATGAGATGATAAATAATTTAAAGCCAGCTGAATCTAATTTTGGTATTAGTAATGAAGATGATAGAGGTGATTATGATCAAGCTGGTAATTTTAGACCTGATGATACTGGATTTAAAGATGTTTCAAGATATGGTGGTGGTGTTTATGCTATGGGTGGTAACACTGAAGATGAAGATGAGGATATTCAATACATGACTCAAGAAGAGATAGACGACTTCCTAGCTAATGGAGGAGAATTAGAATACTTATAATTTTGTATTATGCACTTTAAAGTAAAAATAACTAAGAGATTACCACAAGCAAAATCGGGAGGTTTTACAGGTAACAATTTAAATAAACAAGTAATTAGTTTTGGTGGAGCTGATATGAATGCTGCATCAAGACATCTTGAGAATACAAGATACTTGAAACAAGTTCCAAGAGATGAAGCTAATCTAGAAGCTGAAGGTGGGGAAACCGCATTTGGTGATATCAATGGTGATGGATTCACTGAGCATATGATCATTAGTGGTAAAAGACATCATGAAGGCGGTGTACCATTAAACTTACCTGACGGTACATTTATTTTTAGTGATACTGCAGCAATGAAGATTACTGATTGTAATATTTTAAAAATGTTTGCAAAAGCCTGTGGTAAAAAAGGATATACTCCAGCTGAATTAGCAAAACCATATGATATCAATAAGTATAGAAAAATATTAGAAGATCCTAACTCAGATAAGATAGATAAGAAATCTGCAGAGTTAATGATTAAGAATATTAATCTTAAGTTAGGTGCATTAGCATTAGCACAAGAAGCTAAGAAAGGATTCCCACAAGGTATCCCTGAAGTAGCTCAACCATATATGGAGGCAATGGGTATCAATGAAGAAGATTTGATACCACAAAAACCAGAACCTGAAGCTGAGATGAATGCACAAGCAATGCAGAATCCATATGAAAACCAAGGTATGGGTATGCAATCTCCTGAAGAAGAATCTATGGAGCAAGTTCAAGGTATGCAGAATCCTCAAGAAGAGATGATGGAAGTACCTCCTATGGCTCAATATGGTATAATGACAGGTGATTATAGTTATCCTGGACAACAATTATACAGAAACGGTGGTTCATTAGATAGATACCAAAGTAAAGGTGAAGTAAAATCAAAAGTTTACACTAAAGATAACTTACCTAAAGATGCTGTTGTAAGAGATAGAATTACTACTGATACTAGAGCAGGTGACTATGTTAAACAAGAAGATGGCACATACAAGAAAGTAACAGCAGCAACACTTGGTAAAACTCCTACTGCAGATACAAAGTCTTTAGGTATATCTGTAGAAGAATTTAAAAAACAATCTCCTGAGAATGCTCAACTTATTGAGGATGCTAATGCTATTATTGCAAAAGGAATAAAAGCTGGAGGTATTACTACAGATAAAAATGGTAATATAAAAATTACAGGTAAGTGGGATGGTGATTTTAAAGATAGAGTAAAATTATCAAGAGCTCTTAATGCTACTAATGCTAAAGGTGTATTAGGTACGGATAAATATAAAGTTGTTAGTCAAGGTGCAACAGGTCCTTATTCTAAACTTGATTCAAAAACAGGTAAAATAAAAAATACTGGTTCATTTGTTGCAGGATTTACTCCTGACTTATATGAACAAAGATTCATATATGAGCAAGCTAAAGGTTTAGGTATGTCAGATGATGAGGCATTTGATGAAGTTGACCGTATACAAAAAGATCCTAAATTAAAAGCACAAGCTAGAAGACAATTTGCAGGTACCCTAGGAATCAAAGATGTACCAGAAGATGATAAAGCATTATTATCAGAAGACTTCTATAAAAAGAATTATGCTGATGTTACAAAAGGTATTGAAAATTCATTAGGTGAAGGTGAATATAGACCATCAATGGGTAATGATATATTAGGTGGAATTGAGCATTTTGATGCAGTAGGTGGTAAACCAGAGTTTCAATATGAAAATGAAGCGCAACCTGTTGAAGATACTACTGAAGCAGATGCAGCTGATGTTAATCCAGAGGATGTTCCAGAAGCAGCCTATGCAGGTCAACCAGAAGCATGGAAACAAGATAAATTAAATTTAGCTCTTGCAGCAGGTGATTATTTTAATGTTGATAAAACTTTACCATGGGCAGCAAGATATGAACCACAATTAATGTCTCCTACTTTTTATGATCCTACAAGAGAATTAGCAGCTCAATCTGAACAAGCAAATATTGCTAATACTGCCCTTGCTCAATTTACAGGACCACAAGCAGCTTCTGCAAGATCTGCATCAACACAAGGTCAAGCTGCTAAACAAGCAGCTGATACACTTGGTAGATATAATAATATGAATGTTGGTGTTGCTAATCAGTTTGCAGGTAATAATGCACAAGTAATGAATGAGGCACAAAGATATAATCAAGCACAGAATAAAGGATTATATGATGATGTTGCACGTCTTAATCAACAATTTAAAAATACTAAAAGTGCTTTTAGACATAATCTTGCAGATGCTCAAAATACATTGACAACTAATATGATGAAAACTGATGCAATGAATCAGATGTATCCTCAATATGCAGTAGATCCAAGAAGCGGTGGTAGAATGCGTTTTACTAAAGGTAAAAATTATAAACCTACTGATGAAATGAGTTTAGATGAGTATGCAATGCAACTACAAAATTCTAAGTTAGATCCTGAGTCACAACAAATATTATTAAAAGATCGTATTAAAAGATATAATAGTAGTGGTAGTGGTGATGCAGTTGATCCAGATATGATAGGGAAACTATATGGTAAAAAAGGTGGGACAACTCAAATGGGTTATGTAATGGGTTCTAATGTATTCCCATTTATGTTTACCTAAACTTTCCAGGTTTAGTAAACTTATAAAATTTTAATATATTTACAGTATAGACAAACATTAACATTATGGCAACTTATCTTCAAGGAGTTACAGATTATATACCTCAGTTTCAACCATTTCAACCTGATTTAAACTTTTATGCAAACGCATTGCAGACTAAGCAAAATCAGTATGATACAAACTATAAAGCATTAAACAATGTTTATGGTCAATATTTTTATGCAGATTTAACTCACGGTGATAATCTTAAGAAAAAAGATGAATTAATTAAATCAATTGATTTTAATCTTAAGCGTGTCTCTGGTTTAGACTTATCTCTTGAACAAAATGTTACTCAAGCTCAACAAGTATTTAAACCTTTCTATGAAGATAAAAATCTTATGAAAGATATGGCTTGGACTAAAAATATAAATAGTCAAAAGTCATATGCAGCTGGATTAAAAAATAACAGAGATGAAAAACAAAGAGCACAATATTGGGAAGCTGGTTTAAAAGCACTTGAATATAAAACTGAAGAATTTAAAAATGCTTCTCTTGAGGAGACAATGTCAATTGGAAATGCAAACTATACTCCTTATGTTAATGTAATGGAGAAAGCACAGAAAATTGCTAAAGATGCTGGTCTATCTGTTGAAACTGTTGATTTTAGTCCTGACGGTAAATGGGTTGTTAAAACTAAAAATGGTGAACAACTTATACCTAAACTTTCACATTTATTTGAAGCTACATTAGGATCTGATCCTGGTGTTATTGATGTATATAAAACTCAAGCTTATGTAAATAGAAAAGATTATGCATATTCTAATGCAGCTCAATTTGCTGGAGATAAAAATGCTGCTGAAATGAGTTATCTTTCTGAAAGTTATAAAATGCTTAAAGCTGAGAATGAAGCTAGACAAGCAAGATTAGAAAAAAATGATAAGGTGTATAGTACTAAAGCTGCTGAAGCTGAAAAAGCTGTAGCTTCAAATGAGGCAACACCAGAAACAGCAAGTTATCTAGAACGTCTTAATGAAGCAAAAAATATTAACTCATCTTTACTAAGTTCTACAAGTAGTAATGTTGAATCACTTTCTGAAAAATCAGGGACTCCTTCAACTAGTACAGGATTTGAAAACCCTTATGGTGATATTGAATCATTAAGATGGAAAGTAGATAATGCAATGGCATCAAGATTAATGCAAAAAGATTTAGGTGAAGCTGCAAATGTATTTGCATTTAAAGATGCAAAACAAGATATTAATGCTAACCCGTATGCTGTACAAGCTGAAGCACATAAATATAGAATGCAAGAAGTTGCTTCTGCTAATGCTAGTAGAGAACGTGCAGCAAAAACTGCAAGTCTTGCAAACATGGATAAACACTTAGTTGAATCTGGTGCATATCATTATGATCAGAATCCTGCTAGTGCAACTTATGGTAGAGCTATTATTAGTGAAGATGCAGATCAATATACTGTTGAACAAAAAACAAAAGGAGCAAGTACTGATGTTATAAACTTAAAAGATGCTTCTGCAACATATTCTAATAGATTTATTGATAAAGGTGTTACACCATATTTAACTAATATGTTATCATCACTTGAGTCTCTAAAAGGTAAGTTATCTGCTGATGATATGCAAACTATCTTTGGTGATAAAAATATGACTATTGAGAAGTTTAACCAGCAATTAAAAAATGATCCACATAAATTCATTAAAGGTGAGTTAGGTACAACTAAACTTAAAAAGATTACAACTGGTTTCCAAAAGGTTATTTCTCAAAACTATAACAAAGGTGTTAAAGAGTTTGATGAAGTTGGTAAAAACATGAGTCAGTTTAATACAGGTTTGAATGATTACTATACTTATACTACTAATTTACAAAAGTGGAAAAAAGGTACAATACAAGATGTTAAGAATCATCTTGAAAGAACTCTTGATAAAGACATGAAAAACTATGTTAAGTTCATGTTTGATGAAAATGGTAATCAAGTTTCTGAAGCAGAGTTTATTAAGCGTTCAGGTATTACACCTCCTCACTCAAATCCAAAAGTAGAAGCAGAAAAACAAAGATGGGCTAATATTAGTAATGAAATGTTTACTGTATCACCAGTAACAGGTACTAAAATAAAAGATAGTAAAGTAAAACCTAATAAACCTGAAACACCATATAATGAACTTAAAAAAGCTATTCATGATGCATACCAATCTACTGATATTAAGTTAACACCTCCTCCAGGTATATCAGCAATGGCAGATATGAAAGGAGCTGGTTTAACTACTATTGGTCAACAAGGTATTACTGTATACCCTAATGCTTATAACTCAGTTGGGGCTGCTAACTGGACTGAATTTAAAAAAGATATTAAAAGTCTTGATTTTGATAATGATGTTGATGTAAGATTTTTGGGTCCTGTTGCTTCTGGAGTTAATAGAAATAAAGAAGGTAAACAATTATTAGATGCAATGTTTAATGAAACAGCAAAATATAATAGTACATTTAAAGGATTCAGATTAGCTGCACAACCATTAGCTCAAAATAAAACAAATAAAGGGGCAATGATTATTTATCCTGACGCTGAATGGTTAAAGAAACAAACTTATACTAAAACAGAAAAAGGTGTTAAATCTGCTGGAATTATATCTCAACAACAAGCAGATTATATTTTACAAAATGGTATATCATTAGTATCAGATAATAAAAATTGGACAAATAACTTATTCCAATCTACTTATACTACACCATTAGAAGCTGACGTAAACTTTAATAAAAAAGTTACAATAAAAGATCCTAATGATGGTGATAACATGAATAACATTACATTTGAAAAAGATGATATCATGGGTGGTTATAAATACAATTTTGGTTATAAGTTTTACAATCCAGATACTAAAAGATATGAGCAAGCTTCAGTACCTGGTGCTGGAATTGCTTCAGGTCAAGAGTTAGAACAAAGAAGAAATGATGCCTTTAACTATTGGTCACAGGTGCAAGATATAAATAATGAAAACTTTAGAAGTGTAAAATAATGGAAAACAATAGCTCATTAAACCCATTAGGATTAGAATTTGGTAAAGTAAGTGGTCCTGCAATTAATAGTAAAAGCATGTCTGCTTTTGAAGGTGATGATTTAAAAGATAATAAAATTAACTTTCCTGTTACACCTCCATTAAGTAGTACAAATCCAAATTACATTATACAGGATGCAATAACTGGTCATGCACCTGGAAGACCTGCATCACAAAATCCAAATAAAAAACTTTCAGCAAATGAAATGAAAGATGCAATTGGTAAGAGTTTTCAAATGAATGTTGCTACAACACATGATAAAAACCAATATGCAAAAGTTAATGCATATAATGCTGGTCCATCAGGTAACTCTTTCTATAAAAGATATGCAGCATATGGTCAAAAGAAATTTGATGAAATAGGCTTCTCTCCATTAAGAGATAATGAGGCAATGTATAATGCTCATACTACTATGGGAGATGATTTTTCAAGAATGATGAAGAATTCATTCATGCCATTATTAGGTAGAGGTTTTGTATCTGGACCTAAGAGTTTAGTTAAAATGTTACAAGGTGATTTTAGTGCTGACTTAGAAGATGCAAGAGTATATGAAAATGCAGCAGCTATTGGTCAGTCATCTAAAAAAGGAATGGGTGCATTTTTTAATAATACAGCAATGAGTTTTGCTTATACAGCAGGTATCATTGGTGAAGCTATTCTTGAAGAAGCAGCTGGTGCTTTACTTTCTCCTATTACCGCAGGTGGATCTTTCTTTGCTGCTACTGCTAACAATGCAAGAAAGATTGGAAAAATAGGTGATGCTTTTGATATGGCAACAAAGGGTTATAAAGCTATTAATACTACACTTAAAGAAGCAAACAATATCAATGGTGCTAGAAAAATGTGGAAAGCAGCAGAAAATATTGGTGCAAGTAAGATAGGTAAATTTTTAAATCCCGTTGAAAATACGTTTGATGCAGTAATTGGTATTGGTAAAAATGCTGATAACTTAACAGGATTAGCAAGATTAGCACAGGGTACAAGTAGAACAGCAGGTGGTCTATTTAGAGATGTAAGAAATATTAATATGGCATTATCTGAAGCTAGACTTGAAGCTGGTATGAATGATAATGCAGTATATGATAAATCATATGATGCGTTTTATAAAAAAAATGGTAGAGCACCAAGTGATGATGAACAATATCAATTAACTAAGAATGCAAAAGAATCAGGTATGAACACATTAATGTGGAATACTGCTTTAATCTTTGCATCAAATAAAATTGTAATACCTAATTTATTAAAATCAGGTATATCAAAAAGAGCATTACAATCTAAAGTAGATGATGTATTAAATCTAAAAGGTGGTAAAGTTGTATTTGAAAAAACAGCAGAAGCGGGTAAAAAAATTGCTAAAGGTGAGTTTAACTATGTAGAAAACTCACTTAAAAACTCACTTAAAGGATTTAAAAAAGCACCTGTAAGTGTAACTGCTAAAGTAGCTGGAAGGTATCTTAAAGCCAACTTAATGGAGGGTGTACAAGAAAATTTACAAGAAGTTATATCTACAGCTAATGAAGAATATTATTTAACGGCATATAAAAATAAAGAATTAGGTGCTCATTTATATAATAGAGCACAGAGTTCATTAATGTATGAAAAACTAGGAGATCAATTTTCAGCACAAGGTTTTGAAACATTTGCATCTGGTGCATTAATGGGATTATTTTCTGGAGGTTTAAATGCAGTTAAAGGTGGTTTAGATTATGGATATAACAATATATTCAATAAAGCAAAATATCAAGAATATAAAGACTTAAGAAAAACACATGGTGAAGGTGTTGCTAATAGACTAACAGCTTTATATGCAGACCCAAAAGAATTTTTTAATTCAAGAGTATTTAACTATGGTGTACAAAATAATACTGTTTCAGGTGTTGAAGATGCAAATACTAAAGAAGCTAAAGATGAATTAAGTGATGCATTTGTTTCTCAAGTTCATACAGCATTAGATACCAATACACTTAATTATTTCAAAGACCATATTGCATCTTTTAAAGAAACAAGTCCTGAAGAATTTGAAGAAGCCTTTGGTTTTGAAAAAGGTACAGGTGCAAAAGAGCAAGAAAAAATTGATAAAGTATTAAATAATATTGACTCAATTGAGAAGTCTTATAAATATGCAACTGATAGATTCCCTAATCCAGTAAACTTAGCAGACTTTGATCAGGCATCACCTGATTATACTAAAGCTGCAATATTTCACAGTGCATGGGAGAATGCTAAAAAAAGTTATGTATTCAGTAATCATGCTTTCATGAATACTACAAAAAGAATGAGTGACATAAGTGGTTCTATATTAAATAATCCATCAATGCAAAACATGTCTCAGTTAGACATGGATTTAATTTTTCAACCAAGTAGAATCTACAATGAAACAGTAATGCTTAAAAATGAGATTGCTGGATTAAAAGATGTAAAAGACCCTTCAAATAAACAACAAATACAAGAAAAAGAAGATAGGTTAAATGCTTTAGAAAAATTCTTAGAAGCACATACAAAACATGATGTTTATAATAATAGAACTACAGCTGATGCTGTATTAGAAGCGTATAAAAAAGAAGCAGGTATTGAGGAGTTATCTGATGAGGAAAAAGAATTAATCTTAGATAAAGCTTTTGGTGAAAAAAATGCTGAAAATAAGTATAAAACAGATGCAGAACTTGAAGATGCATATAAGAATTATATAAAGACTGTTAATGGTGTAGATAAAAATTACATATTTGATACTGATGTTGATAAAAGTTTTGAGCAACTATTAGACCATTACAAGTTAGGTAATGAATCTAAAAAACTTGTAACATATATTAATCTATTACATAACCCAGAAGGATTTGTAAACCAAGTTGAGAAAGCTCAGACTTGGATGACTGATATGTATAATAATAGAAAACCGTATTATACTGATATGGTTAATAAACAAATTGCTAATCTTGAAAACAATGAAGCATTAAATGCATTAGCTAATAGAAATATATTTATTGATCTTGATGCATTCCAAGCATACATGAATGATGATATATTGCCTGAAGAGTTTTTTGATGAGACAACTAAACAGGTAATACCAAAAGGTAGTGAAAAATATAATGAGGCAATATCAATTCTTATATTAAATAAGAGAGTTAAATCTGAAGATGTTGAAAAACCTACACTTGATGATGCTTTACAATCTGAAGTAGACAGACTTGATGCACAAGAAGAAGCAGAAATAGATAAACTTGAAAAAGTTGAAACAATTAAAACCATTAAAAAGGTTGTTGCAAAAGATATAAAATTAACAATAGATGATATCTTGAATGATATTGATGAAAGTCAATATGTTGATGCAAAATATGATGGTAAAGATGAAATAATTACAATGTATTTTGGGTTTGATGGATTAAGATTAAATGATTCTAAAGGTGAGTTGCTTGATACTGATACCATTAAGGATAAGTTTTCTGAATATAAAATATATACTAAAAAATTACAAGCAAATCCTGAACAAGTAACAGCTATTAAAGAAAAATATGATGCTCTTAGAGATGAAGCTGCTAATAAACATGCTGATAAAAAAGCTAAAACAAAAGCTGATGTATATTCTAATTATACTCCAGTAGAACAATTACCTAAAGACTTATATAAAGAGTTACAAGAAGTATTTCAACAAACTGAAACAGCTATAAAAGCTGATGAAGATGAAACAAGTGATGAAGAGTTAATGGATTTGTTTAAAGTATTTGTAAAAACTAATCCATTAGCTGAAGAAGTAATCAATGAATATAATGATAAAAGTAAAGATGCAGTTGAGAAAGAAAAACTAGGTGAGATAGATGATTTTGACTTTATTCTAAACAATAAAAAATTAAATACAGCTGCTTATTCAATTGATGATATTAAAATATTCAGAGGACAATTTGAAGAATTAAGAGATGAAGCTGATAGTACAATTACAAAAACAGCTTATCAAGATGTTATTACTAAATTCAATAAGTTGATATCTACAAGAGATATACAAAACTTTACACCAGAGGTACAAGAGATAATTAAAACATTAAAGAATGAGTTATTTGCTAAACAAAGTGGTATAAGTAAACTTGGTGAAGAAGGTTATGCAGTTAAAGGACAAATATTAGCAAGAGTAAGTAATTTTATTGAAAAGTATAAAACTGAAAAATATAGATATACAGGTGCAGATATAGTTAAAGCTGCTTATGATATGACAATAGGTAATGTAGGATTTAATGAAAAGGGTGTAAAGTACCTTATTAATAAGTTAAAAGCTGAATTACACATTGAGTCAGTTGAAAAAAACTATGGTTATACAGATGAAACTGAGGCATTACTTAAAAAACACTTAAAGAATTTATTAGTACAAGATTTAAATAAAGTATTATTTAAAAATAAAGAAGAGTTATTAGAAGATATTCAAGCATTTATAAGTGAAAATACATATGAAGCATCAAGAGATGGTGGTACTTATGTAGATGATGAGTTAAGAAAATTCTTTACAAAAGGTGAAGCACCCGTATTTGATGAGAAAAAAATTACTAGAGAAGCATATGATAATTTATTTGGGCCAACAAGTTTCTTAAAACCTATCAAGCAAAGAATTGATGCTGGTCAATTATATACAGTTGCAACTAATCTTAAAGTATATGATGTAGATTCTAACGTAGCGGGTGAGATGGATTTACTACTTATTGATAAGGAAGGTAAACTACACATCATTGATTTTAAAACAGGTAATGAAACTAAATGGGATGGATTTGTAACACAGACTAAATTCAGTAAAAATAAACTTGAAGCATATACGCTTCAACAATATACTTATGCAAGGTTGTTAAAAAAGATGACAGGTCTTGATGCTGATATTAATATATTCCCAATAGAGACTACATTAGATCAAAACAGTAAAAAAGTATTAACTGCTGGTGCACCTACTAATACAAAACTTAATGGTCCAGGTAAGTGGTACTTCTCACTTGATCCTAATTTTACAGATGCTAAAGCTAAGATTGATAAAGCAATATCTATTGAAGCACCAGTTGTTAAAGTAGCAACAGAATTAAACCCAGTATATAAGAAACAACTTGTAAACTTAGGTTATCCAATTGGTATTATCAATGACTTAACTAAAGAACAAGCAGCTGAACTTACTAAAGATAATGTACCATACAAGGAGTATATTAAACAAACTAGTGGAGCTAAAATGTCATTTGGTAAAGCAACTGCTGAAACAGTTACACCTACAAATGCTAAAGCTGATGAAGACTATTATGAATCACCTTATGGTGCAATAGCAGCAAATTATTTATTTACAGGAGGTAAGGGAGTAATTCTTAGTACTGATTATTTATTACAAGCTTTAACATCAGTTTTTCCTTATTCTGGTAAAGCAATTGATAACATCAGAAACAAATATGCAAATAAACTTAGTCAAATACTTAAAGATGATATTAATACAGATACCTATAATTCTGTAATGCAAGAAATAAGAGATGCAATAAATAATACTTATGGGAATGAAAAAGCAAATGAAATATTTGAAAAAATACTTAAAAACGCAACAGGTTTTACTTTAAGTAGAGAAGGTAATCAAGTAAGTAGTGATGCAGAAAAATTAAATGAAGATGCGGCTTCAGCAACTTCTAGACTATCTCAACCAACACCTACTACAGATGCTAAAGCTGATGTAGAAAATAAGATTAAAGCTTTTGATAAAACTATAGAAAATGAATTTGAAGAAGGGGATTATCTTAAAGTATTAGCACTTGCTGAAAAACAAGTTAAAAATGGAACTATTCTACAAACTCCAGAAAACATTCAGTTACTTACAAACTACCCTAAATTATTTGAAGAACTTATTAAAGCAACAGATGCTAGAAATAAAACAATATCAGAATTTGATAAAGAGAAAGTATTAGCAGGTACACCTAATGAGCTACCTATTTATGGAATTGAAAGCAGTATAAATCCAGCAACAGGAAGATTAGAAATTAAATGGGTAGAAGTTAGAAAAGAAGCCATTACTAATATTCAATTAACTAAAATACAAAATTATGCTGCTAATGAACTTATAAATTATAAAAATAAACTTCAACAAGAACTAGCTGCTTTAGAAACACCTGCTGAAAATAAATCAGTTGTTGAATCAGTATTGGATACTAAAGACATAGATAAAAGAAGAAATAAGGCATACGGTAGCATACAGTTTAATTACTCAACTGATGAAGGTTACTATGGTATATATACTGATGCACAAGGTAAAGAAGAACTTATTGAAAGTTGGAATGAAAAAGCAATTAAAGCAATACTTAAAGAGAAGTATGATGCTGAAGTAGCTGCATTACAACCTCAAACAGGACCAGTTACTAAAGCATCTGAGCTTAATCTACAAAAAGAGGATACAGTAGTTGTTAAAGAAGTAATACCTGAATTTGCAGAAAAAGGTGATACATTAACTGTTTTGAAATCTGATGAAAATTCAGTATCTTTTACAAATAAGGGTAAAGAAAAAACCTTATCTTTACAAGAGTTAAATAAACACACAACAACAATGGATATTCTTAAAACAGAGCAAGCAGAATCAACACCAGAAATACTTGATGCTATTGATAAACAGACTATTAATGAGACAGTTGATGCCTTTAATACCTTTATGGGTGACACAGATGCAATTGCTGCTGCAATAAAAGAAGCAGATGCAAAATCAATGTCTGAAATAGAAGATGACTTACTTAATAATCTTGACTGTTAATAATAAATAATAATACTATGAACATTACTTGTGCACTATCTAGTGGCCAGATAAAAGGCTTATTTCAATACGTTTATAAAACAATGGCTGAATCATTAGCAGAAAATAAAATCTTCAATGCTGATGAAGTTATGAAAAACTTGTTTAATAAAATAGAAAAAACAAAAGATGCAGATATAGCTGCTAAGTTTTTACAGATAGTACCACAAATGATTGGTACAGCATCTTATCAAACAAGTCTAATTAATCTTGAGTTTGACCCAAAGTCTGACCCAAGAAAGCTTGCACAAAAGTTTATGAATTCTGAAACGGGTTTATTAGATGTACTACAATACTTTAGACCTAAAGATATTATCAAAGAGATACAGAATGATGTAAATATAAAGAACAATAGTATTAACAGTCCTAAGTTTACTGAGGATGCTGATGTACCAGTATCTCCAAGATATAAAGCATCAAGTGCATTTACAACTACAATGCAACAGTTTATTACTAGAGATCCAAATAATAACTTAACTATTGAAGAAATAGATCCTAATAAGGTAAGAATATATAATACATTAGAAAAACTTAAAAAAGCATTTAATTCAAAAGATAATAGTGTACTAAATCCAACATATCAAGGTAGACTATTAAAACTTAAAGGTGTAAGATTAGATAGTGTTGCAGCTAGTTTAGATAAAACTACAGCTGCTTTATTAGCTAAAGCTAATTCAATTGAGTTTAATAAAACAGGTAAAAACTTTCTTAAAGATGCAATTATATTAATGGTGACTGATGAGTTTGGTACTCCAATAAACTTTAGTGAAGAAGGTGATATTGATTCTAATGGTAAACCTGTATATCAATTTTTAAGAAATGTTACTGTTGATGAAGAAACAGGTGACTATACTATAAAAGATATTTATGGTAAAGAAGAAAGAATACAATCTGTAGAAGATCAGATTACTAATTATGGATCTAGTATATATGGTACAAAGTCTCTTAATGAATTCAAACAAGTTTTAGAAGCAGAAGGTGAAAGCTATGATGATTTGTATAATGATTTAAAACAACAGCAACAAGCTGACTTTAAAGCTCTTCTAGATGTACATAAAGAAATACTAAAAGAAAAAGAAAAGCTATTTGATATAATGGATGTTAGTGCTGGTATACCACTTGATTTTACAGGTGGTAATATGCCTTTAAATGATTTTTTAAAATTATCAGATAACTTAAATACCAATTATAAATTTACTACACTAAGAACAGAAAGAGATGATATAAAAGCTGGTAATACTGTTATATCTATTAATGGATATGAAATACCAGTTGATAGAAAAAATATGTCTGCGGACTTAATAAATAAAATTGCAGCTGCATTAGTTAGTAGTAAAATGGATGGTATGGAAAAGTATGCCTTTTATGATCAGTTTTCTCATAATAATATAAACTTTAAGGATAAAAAGTTATTTGTAGTTTATAAGCCTGAGTCTGGTTTAGAGGTAAGCTATAAAGAAGATGCAAAAAATCCTAAAAGAGAAATAGTTGATTTAACTAATAAAGAAATAGCAAAAGCAATTATTATAAAAGCATTAGGTACTGAAAGAGGTACAGCTAGTAAACCATATTCTGCTAATATGAAAATTAATGCTGACTTATTAGAGACACCTACTCAGTTTTTTGATTATGATTTAAATGATGATGCACCTGTTCCGGCTAATTACAGAGACTTTTTAAGTAAAGTAAATCCTACTGTTAAATTTAAAAATAATGAACCAGGTGTATATAACTCATACTTTGCATTTAGAGTTAATGATAACTTAAGTAAAGAGTTAAAGAAGGCTAAAGAAAAAGTTCAAGAGAAAACATATACTAATACAGATTCCAATATAAGAAAAGCTAAAGATGCTTTATTACTTAAACTTACAGAGAATGAAAAGATATCTGGTACTGTAACAGGTAGTGTAACAAAAACTACATTTATAATCCAAGTTGATGGTAAGTCTGTTCAAGGTAGATTTGAAGAGGGTTTGTCAATTACATCAGTACCAACAAATAAAATTGTAAGATTTTCTGTAGGTGAAGCAATAGAAGATGGTAAAAGAATAACAGATGTTATATCTATCTATGCAGGAGATAAAAAAATTGGTCAAGTAAGTGAAACTGATTATAAAGCTGGAGAAAAGCCAAGAACTTATGAGGATGCTAAAATAGCTGATGAAAAAGTAATTAATCCAGCTGGTGTACCACAACCATCTGATAAAAAAGGTAAGAGAAGTGGAATTAGTAAATTATGGGATAGGTCAAGTAAGTTACCAAATGATGTAACTCAAGAAGAAGTTGATGCTGCTCAAGAGTGGTGGGAGAATTCTCCGTTGTCTAAGTTTATTGAACTTGAGCACATGGCTAACATTGTTAACTCTGATGTTTATGCAAGATTTATTATAGCTGGTAAAAGATTAGAAGATACTAAAATACAATTAGATACTGCTACTGGTGGTTCTGCTGTAGATTTATATCATGAAGCTTGGCATGCATTCTCTCAATTATACTTAACTAAAAGACAAAAGACTAAGTTATATGCTGAAACTAGAAAAAGATTAAATAATAATAATCTTACTACACTTGAGGTAGAAGAAATAATAGCTGAGGATTTTAGAACTTATGCTAAAGATCCTAAACCAACAGGAGATGCACCAGTAAGAAATACTATCTTCAGACAAATCTGGAACTTTATTAAAAAGTTATTTGGACAAAGAACTACTAAAGATGAGTTATTTGAAAAACTATTCTTTGCAAGTAAAAATCCTAAGCTTTTAAACAAGTATGCACCACTTGTTGATAATGCAATGTTTGACATACTTAATAGAGATAGAGGTATCTTAAATGTTGAAACAAAAGAACTTGAATTAAGCTTTCAAGACTCAATGACTGTATCAAGTCAAATTGATTCTGCTTTATCAGAATTAATTGATGAAATATATACAGATAGAGTAGAGAGAGAAAAAGAAGGAGAAGTAGGTAAAAACAATGTACCAATTAAAGCTACTAGAAATGGTACTATATCTTTATTAACAAATGATAAAGATAAAGCTATTGCTTATCAAGCTATATATGAAAGATTTGAAGACAATCTTGCATATTTTCAAGATCAACTTGATACTGTAGATGAAGATGACTATAACAAAGTTACTCTTCTTACAGATAAAGTAAGAATTTTAAAAGCTGCATTGGAAAACTGGGGTGACTCAAACAGCGGTGTAGTTAAATTTCATATTGATAATAGTACATTTGATTTAATCAAGCAAAAATATATTGAGATAGAAGCTGAGGATGAGTTATCTGAAGATGATGATAATAGTGCACCAGAAACAGCAGAAGAGTCAGAAAAATTTGCAGATAAAAAAGTAGGTGATAAGTCTTTATTACAATTAGCTGAGAAAGAAACTCTTTATATCATAAAAAGTCTATTTAAAATAGCTGATGGTAAACAGGTAATGGGTAAACTTGGTTTTCCTGAGCTTGCTGATTTTAGTAGAACATGGAATATTGTTACTAAAGTTATTGGTGGTGAGAAAGATCCAGTTAAAATGTATGAAAAACTTATTGCAGGTACTAAGAGTTTTCCTGAGTTAAAACAATTAATTGAAAATAAGATACCTGACCCAAGAGAAATACATAACATTGAGGAGTTTAATATTAAAGCTGCTTTCTGGCAAGACTTTAAAAAGACTAAACTTAAATATCTTCAATTAACTGTAGATAACCCAGATGGTACTGAATATAAATCTGAGGTTACTGAAGCATCAATTGAGTTTACAAATGTTATAAATAAGTTTAAAAGTGAATTTAAAGCATCACCAAAAAGTACTTATATCAATAAAGGTGATGATAACAAATCTATATTAAATCTAGACAAGGTAATTGCTGATTTTGATGATAAGAGTTTTGATAGTAGAAAATCAATCCAATTTGCAAGAGCAATTGGAATTAACCTACAAGATTTATCTGCATTAAAAACAGAACTAGATAATAATAAAGATGATTATGGGATTCAATATTTATTTAATGTAACTAAAGCTATACATAAAATAAGTAAAGACCCTAATGCAAGTACTATACATAAGAATTTTATTAAAAAGTTTTTATCAGATCCAATTGGAGCTTTATATGGTGAAATACCAAAAGGTATCTATAAAGATGTTACATCTGAAAAGAATATAATTCAAAAATTAGCAAAACTACAGAGTGCATTTGGTACTAACTATTCTAGTTTCAGTGTATTAAACCCTGAAAAGAATCTTGTTAATGAGTTTATAGAAGACAATACTGTAAGTATGATTGTTGACGCAATCAATAATGTTTCTACTGGTAATGCTTTATGGACAAGTGATGAATACCAATACATGAGTTACCTTAATCCAGAGATAAATGGATTTACATTACAGTCTCAAATATTAAAAAGTATATTTGAATACAGTAATAATACTTTAAATGAAAGAAAAGGTGATGCTAAGATTGAATTAGCAATGGTTGCAGGTTCACAAATTGTGGATGAAAAAGGTGCAAATACAACTTCTCTTGATGTACAAAGTAAATACATACAAGAATTAAATATGATGCTAAAAGGTGGTATCGTAGAATTCATGAGGCATGCATCTAAGTCTTCATCATTTGGTATGAGATTAGCAAATAGTGTATCAGGTGGTCTTGGTAAAGCCGATACTAATAGTAGATTGTATGTAGATATTGATATGTTTGGACCTAATGGTAACGCAGATCAGTATGCTGTTAATAATATATTCATAGGATATATACAGGCTGAGTTAACTAGAATACAAAAGTTTAAAGGCAATAAAGAATTATTTAAACAGTATAATGGTTACAATAGAAATGTAGGGACTAAAGAAAATCCTATTTATGCTGGTGAACAATTTACAGCTTTTGATAATGTATTAAAAGACTTTACTACTACAATAAATGGTGAAGAAAAAACTATAGATCTTAAACAATATCTAATTGATAATGTAAAAGATGGTGATCTTAAGAACTATTTAAAATCTAATCCAGAGATTAAAAAAGCTATTACTGAACAAGTAACAAAATATTTTAATGGTCAAACAGATAAAAACTATAAACAATTCTCTGAGTCTCCATTCTATGACCCAGCTTTAATGAATAAGCTTAATGTGTTTACAACTTTAGAAGAAGAAGATAAACATAAGTTACTTGTTAAAGCATATACAATGAATGCTTGGATACATAACTTTGAAACAGCAAGTTTAGTATATGGTGATATAGTACAATATAATCATGCTAAACAAGAGTTACATAAGAGAAACACGGGTTCTACATCTGGTGGAAGAGGTTTCATGGATGATATTTATACTCAACAGTTTTTAAATAGTGATCTTATTAAGAAATCATCTTATGCATTCAAGCTTGCTAATAAAGCAGGATATGGAGCTGATTACAATACTTTCAATTATAGCAATAAATACAACACTGCAATCATGCAGGATGTAAGTAGAGACTCAGTATATGTTAGACACATTGAGAAAGCATTAAGAGATGACTATACTAAAAGAGGTGTATCAAAAGCAGAAATAGAAAAAAGAATTGCTAAAGAGATTGATAAGTATAAAGAAATGGAAGAAGGTGATGGTCAAGGTTTTATAGCTATTGATGCATACCGTAATTTAAGATTAGCAGAAAAAAGTTGGAGTGCTGATCAAGAAAAACTATTCCAGGATATTATTAATGAAAAAGAAATCAAAGCAGAAGACGTAGTAAGATTCTTTCCTGTATATAAATTACAACACTTTGGCCATTTAGCTAACACAATGTTACCAGTTAATGCAATGCATAAGTTTGCATTGATGCCATTAATCCCATCAATGATTAAAGGTTCTGACTTAGAGTCTTTACATCATCAGATGATGAAAGGTAATATACAATATGCTACATTCCAAACTGGATCTAAAACAGGTGGTGTTACATCTCAATTAGATAAAGATGGAAAAGCTGTAGCAGATCAAATATATGATGATAAGGGTGTTGAAAAAACATTAAAATCTGATATCAAGTTTACGCCTAATACTATATACTTATCTAACTTAAAGAATGTTACAGCAGTACCAACTAAGTATAAAGGTAAAACAGTATTCTCAACTCAGTTAAGAAAACTTATTCTTGAAGGTTTATACCAAGATGGAGAAATAGTAAATAAAGACTATGCTCCATATGTTAAAGCATATGAAACAGCTATCAATGATTATACAGATCTTCTTAAAACAGAATTACTTGAGGAGATTGGCTATGAGAAAGTAAACGGTAAATATGTAAGTGGTGATATTAGTAAGTTCATGGATGTAGTTCAAAGAGAGCTAGAAAGAAAGGATTTACCAGAGCACTTAATTAAGTATATACAGGTAGGTAAAGATAATAAGATTACAAAAGATTTGTCTTTACACTTATTAGCTGATGATATTGAAAAAATATTAGTATCTCTTGTAGAAAAAAGAATAGTAAAACAAAAAGTAAAAGGTGAAGCATTAGTACAAGTAGCTAGTTCTATGTCTAATGGATTGTGGGATTCAGGTTTTAAATTTGATAAAGCAAATACTAAAGACATAGAGAAATACTTAGGTAGTAATAACTTACCATTTTACTATCCAGGTGCAGATGGTAAAACAACTGCAATGAAAGTTGCTATTGCATTACAAGGTGACTTTAAAAATCTCTTAAAGCTTAATCATATTGATAAAAAACCTATTGGTACAAGAGAGAGATTAAATGAGATGATCAAGAATGATGAGTGGTTGAATAAAGGTAATAACCGTAAAGCAATTACTATGACAGCTGTAAGGATTCCAGTACAAGGATTAAACTCTATGGAGTTTATGGAAGTGTATGAATTCTTAGATCCGTCTGCAGGTAACATTATTATTCCTCCATCAGAAATAGTTGCTAAGTCAGGAGCAGATTTTGACGTTGATAAGCTTACTACTTTCATGCCTAATATAGATGCAGAAGGTCACTATATAGAAACAAGCATGGATGCTAAGAAATTTGAGACTCAGATTAATGCAGCTAAGAAGAGTGGTGATAAAGGTGAGATGAAAAGATTAATTAAAATGCAAAAAGCTGCATTAGAAAATAGATTAATTGATTCAATCAGAGGTATTCTTGAGTTACCAGATAACTATGCTACATTAGTAAGACCAAATGACACTTACTTATTAAAAGATATAGCTGATGAACTTGTTAATTCATCTCCTGAGTATAAAGAATTTAAAACTATTAGTCCAACAAATGTATTAGAGGTAGGTTACAACTTACACAAACATGAGGCGAATATGATTGGTAAAGATGTATTAGGTATTATTGCATTAGAAAATGCATTACATCCGTTGCTTACATCATTAGGTGCAGCATTACCAAAAACATATAAACATCAAACATGGGATAATGAGAATAAAAGATATGTTGAAGTACCAGAGATAGATTATGAAATGAGATTGCTACTTAATCATAATAAAACAAATGATGGTAGAATATCTTTATCAAAAATTAATAGTTCTGATAACCAGGATAAGATTGCGGATTTAATATCTCACTTGATGAATGGATCTGTGGATGTTGAGAAAGATGCATGGATATTCTTTATTCAAGCTAATAAAGAAATAGTACCCGTATTACTTTCATTATTAAAAGCAGGTGTACCTAAAAGAGAAGCTATCTATTTTGTGTCTCAACCATTAGTAAAAGAGTATGCAAGACAACAAAGATTAATAGGTAGTGCATTTGCTAATGTTACTGATAATGGTGTATCAGCTAATGAAAATGAAAAATATATAGCATTACAAAATACATTAGCTGTATCAGGAATAAGTTTTAGATATCCATACTTATCTAGAGATGCAAGTAACTTAAAAATGTTTGATGCTCTTAAAGCTACTAAAGATAAGGTAAAAGTTAAATTTAAAGACGGTACTTTTAAAGTTTTTGCACCAAAGGAGTTACTTAAAGCAATTGCTAATAATACTATTAAAAAGGATAACATATCTGATATATTCAATGCCGTAGTAAAATATAAATTAGATGAAGAGGGTAATCCTGAGTTAGATGATTATGGTCAAAAAGTTCAAATACCTTTATATAAAAAGGTTACTACATCTCATTTACTTTCAAATGATAACTGGTATTATGTTACACAAGTTTTAACAAAAGATGTTAATAAATTTAGTGAAGCTGAATTAAAAACAAATATTGATAATAATGATTTTACTAGTGATTCTGCAATAAAAGCATTCTTACACTTTATTGAATTTGAGAAAGAGATAAAAGGCTTATCTAATTTAAAAAGACAAGCTAATCCTGATACTAAGACTTCAAAAACAATACAGGAAGTAACACAAAAGTCTTTATCACTTGAAGAAGCTGCAGATTCATCTAAAATAGAACCTGAATTAGCAAGAAAGCTCCAAGAAGAATCTATATTAGGTACCTTCTTTGATAAAATGATTATTACAGATATAGTATCACCTTTATTTAATGTAACAAATAATAAAAATGTATCAGATCACATGGTTAAAACCATTACAAGAAAAGGTGGTCAAATAACTAAGAAATTTGGTGAAGGTAAAGATGGTGTTGAAGCATATATAACTGCATACAAAAATGCAATAGTGAATTATATCTATCAGAATAAACTAAACAATATTATCACTACTGAGGAATCTTTCCCTGGAATACCAGAGTCATTTACAGATATAGACTCAAAAGAATATATTGATAATTTTATGATAATGTTGAGTGAGCATTCTCACTTAAAAGAATTGTATCCTATACTTGAACAAATTACTGATATACCAGTAAGAAGTAAAAAAGGTGCAGAAGTTACATATACTACAACATTAACATTAAATAATAAATCTGCTGTTAAAGGTGCATTAGCTGAAGCTTATCACCAAAACTTAGTTGATCTTGCTGATGATAATATTATTAAAGTAAATGATCCGGAGCAAAACAAAGAGATATCAGACATGTTTAAAATGTTACCTCTTATGTCTATTCTACAAAATGGAGTAGGTAGTACTAAATATGGTTTAAGCTATGTCTTACCAGATACTACATTCTTTGAAATAATAGAGCCTGCATCAAGAGAATTTTTAGCTTTAGATTCTGAGTCAAAAGATAAAACATTAGATATAATAGATAATTTATTATTTGAAAATGGTGTTGGTCAAAATAATTATATTTTATCAAGAGCTTCACGCAAAGCTTCTAACATAAAAGATACAGATGTTGATATAGAAGTTGAAAATGAAAAATATGTACCTAAAGGTGTAGTATCTGCCGGTGGTCAAGGGATGACTTTTGGTGCTCAACCGTCTACTAGTGTTAATAGTAATGATATATATTCTCAATTAGAAAATAAAAATGTAGTTATTTCTAATATTAAAACTAAAGATGGTAAATATGATAGGGATGCTAATATAAAAGAAGCAAAAGCTAATAATAGAGTTTATACTATGGAAATGGTTAGTGATATAAATAGTTTTAGTAATCCTTGGGCTCATTTTATTAGAACAGGTACTATAAAAACTAATACTACTAAAGAAGCAGTTATAAATTATATTGATTGGTTAACTACTGATAAATTTAAAGATGTTAAACCAAAAAGAAAAGCATTTATTCTAGATGTTTTAAAATCAGGTAAATTAAAAGGAAGACAACTTCAATATTATGCAGAACTTGGAGAACCGTCTCATGCTACAGCTTTAGATTATTTAATTAATAAATATGATTGGAATACTCAACCATCTACTAGTGTTGAAATAGACTTTCAAGAAGAACCTACAACAGGATATAAAAATAGAACTGTTAAAAATGCTTCTGCAGATGCAACTATTGCTTTAGCTTATGATTTTAATTCTGCTGGAGAAAGATTAACTAAGTCTTCTGTATTAGGTCAAAATAAAAAATATATACCTTTAAATATTCCTAAAAAAACAGAAACCTCTGATATAAGTAAAGCTAATATAAGAACTCAAATTAAAATTGTAGTAGATCAATTAAATTCAGTAAATGCTACAACATTAAATATAGCAGGAAATGGTATATATACTATGAAAGATGCAGGATGGAGTCAAGAAGAAGTAGATTTAATGACTTATAGAATATTGCAAGGTGTATTAGAATCTCCTGATCTTAAGAATAAAATAGTTTCCATTAGAACAGGGGGGCAGACAGGATTTGACGAAGCTGGAGCTAAAGCTGGAATTAAATTAGGTATACCTACTACTATATTAGCTCCAAAAGGTTGGACATTTAGAAACATAGAAGGTAAAGATATTTCTAATGAACAACAGTTTAAAGCTAGATTTAGTACTACTCAACAACAAGCTCCAGTAACTGAAGTTAAAGAAGGTGTAGAAGATTTATTTAAAGATAGACCAGAGTTATCTGATATTGGTACACCAGAACAATACTCTGCATATCTTGATACTATTTTTCCTAATAGTATAGTAAAAGATATTGTTTATCATGGTACTCCTTATTTATTTGATAAATTTGACTCAACTCTAAGGGGGGTTAATACAGGTAAATCTACAACTAATGAAAAATTTGATTCAGAATTAGCTACTTTTTTTACAGATAGTGAATATACAGCCCATAGTTATAGTTTAATAGGAACACAAGAAAAACGCTTGAAAATTGCAAAAGGTTTATTTAAGTTGTCTATGTCTAATAACTTACAAGAAGATTACAATCTTCTTAAAAAGCAATTTCCTGAAATTGTTCCACAATTAAAAGGTTTAAGAGAAAAAGGCTTAAATACAATAGATAGTATTAATTATCTTAAAGAAGAATATAGTAAGATGATGTATACAGACATTATCAATATGACTGATTATTTAAAAAGAAAAAAAAATGTTTCTATTGAAGATAAGCAAAGAATACAAAAGGAAATAGATGAACTTATTAAAAAAGGAGGCTTTATTAATAATACTAAAAAAGTTGTATTAAATATTAAAAATCCTATAATAAAAGATTTTAATGGACAACCTTTTGTTGATCAGCCTGATGGAACATTAGGAGCTAAAACAGAGTTAACTAGACTTATTAACACTGCTGCAAAAAACTCAAATGATGCTGTAATAGCAAAAAACATTAAAGATCCTGGTAAAAGTACTAATTATGCAATATTAAGTACTGATAATGCTCATATATTAGGAAATAAACAAGATATAGAAGGATTTAAAAACTTTGTTAATGGAAATATACAAAGACAAACTGAAGATGAAACAACTGATGAAAATGTACAATCTGATAACACAGTAACTTATAAACCTACAGGTCAAAAAACTCAAACATACACTGTTGAAGGTGCTAGTATCTTTAATAAAAATGGTGTTGAAGTATTTAAAGAAGCTAGTTCTGATAGAAATAAAATATTTGCTAATCTTGCAGTAAAACAAGGTAGAGCAGTTATAGTAGAACGTAGAACATATATAGATAAAGAAGGCATTGCAGTAACTGCAAAATATGTTGTTAATAATAAAGATGTAATTATATCTGTTAGAACAGGTGATATAATGAAATGGCCTGAGAATAATGGTGATAGAAAAGCTGTCATTGCTCTTGCAAAAGCTGCATTTGCTGAAGCTGCCTCTGAAAAAGCAGAGATAAATCAAGACATGGAAGCATTCAATGCTGAAGTAACTAAACAAGGTAAGTTACCTAAAGAGTTTATAGTTGATCAAAGAAAATGGGTATTAAATAACATGAAGCTTTATGATTTAGTAGATGAAGCTTCAGGTACAATGTTTCTTAAAAACATAAATATGTTTACAGGTGCTCAAGTAGAAGAAATTCCATCTAATAAACCAGTTAATAGAAAACAATTAATTAACTTTACAAAACAATTATCAAGTGGTATTACAAGTTACAAATTAGATCAAATACTTGCAGAAAAGGGAATTGATATTAATGATGTATATGGTGCAATTGAAAAAGTTGAAACTCAAGCTCAGTTAAATAATTTAATAAATAAAATACTTAAAGCAATATGTTAACATGCCCAATTAAAACTAGTCAAGAGTATCAGGATATTCTTAAAGAAGCTAATGGTAATGAAGAAAGAGCACTAGAATTATGGACAGAACGTGGATATAATTATGATGCAGATTTAAATGAGTATAAAGAAACTGAACCTGCAACAGGTATAGATCCAGAAGATACTAGAGATGATAACTTATCATCTTTAGTAGATAAAATGCGTCTATATGTAAGCAAGGAGATAAAAATGTTTGAGGGTAGAAAAGTTAAAGATCAAGAGGTTTTTAAAAAGAAAAAAGAAAAACTACTTGAGACCCTAAAAGCATTAGATGGTGTTGACTCAATTAATATGTTTGTTAAAGATGCTTTTGAAGAAGCTCAACATGCTAAAAAAAGATTTGATGCAATTTTAAGTAAAGTTGGTACAGAAGATAACAAAGATATATTAAATGAGTTATCAGCTATAAATGAGTTTGCTAATGGATACTCTATATTAGATGAGATAAATAAACAAGATGTATATAATTTTTTCTCTGCTGGAAAAGATGATAGAGATCCTGATACAAATAAAACTGCACAAGATATGCTTTCAGATGCCGTTACAATAAGAAATAATATTAAAAAGAAATATGTACAAATAGGTATTCCATTAATGGCTGACTGGTTATTACAATATCAAGCAGAAGGTATTGAAGAAAAAGTATTACCGCATCTTGAGACATTAAAGAAAAGACTTGATGAAGTTAAAGCTTCTACTAACATGTCTGATAAGAAAAAAGAAAAAGAGATTAAAGCACTTGAAGATTCAATTAATACATGGCAAAACTTTTCACTTGATAAAAAATCACTTGTTGAACTATTAACTAAAGCTAGTCAAGATGAAGGTGTAATTGATTATTTAATTAGTCCATTAATATCATCTAATGACCAGTCACTTGGGTTATTTGCAAGAGCTGTTAAAACAGAATTAGAAGTTGCTAGACTTAGTGATGTTCAAATTAAAAGATTAGCAAGTGCAGAATTTGATAAATATAAAGATACTCAATCTGCTAGTCAAAATAATCCAGCTAAATTTAATGAAGGATTATATGAAGAGCTAGTAACTATAAATGAAAAAAGTGACGGTACAGTTGAAGAAATAAGAAGAATGGCTTTTGTTCAAAAGCATGATATAAATAAATTTAATGCATCAAAGAAAGCTATGTTTGCTTCACTTGCTGGAATGTCTGATGCTGAACAAAAACGTGTTAAAAATCAATGGTTTAAAGATAATACTAATTCTAAAAGTCAAGAAGAAATAGATAAGATTATTGCAGCAAAACTTAAATTAAAAAATGCAAAACTATTAACTCAAGATGAATATGATGGATGGCTTGATAGCGTTAAAGTAGTAACTGAAAAAGGTAATGTATACTACAAAGGTGAATTAAGTGAGCCATCATCTAAATATCTTAATGAAAACTGGAAAAAACTATATAATGTTGACGGTACACCTAAGAATCCAAAAGGTGAATATCATAAGTATTTAGTAGATATGTATCTTGGAGCACAAGAAAAACTACCTGATGCACAAAAAAGAGGTTATTTATTACCATCAATTTTTAAAACAGATTTAGAAAGAGCTCAGGCTAAGGGTTTAAAAGATCTAGCAAAACATAAATTTAAAGAAGCAACATCTATTACAGCAAATGATGTAGAATTTGGAATTGCTAATTTATCTGAAGAAGGTGTTAAATTTTTACCTGTAGATTATACACGTAATATGGATGCATCTGAGGTAAGTTTAGATTTAGTAAGATCTGTATTGATATTTAACTCAATGGCTAATAAATATGATGCTTTAAATAAAATTGGTAATGAGATCAATATGTTTAAAACTATTATTGGAGAAAGAGAGGTAATTCAAACTAATTCAAAAGGTAAACCAATCATGGATGCTTTTGCTAAGAAAATAGGTTTTACTGAATTTTTAAGACAGAATGGTGAAAGTTATTCTAAAAGACATGTTGATGCATTTATTGATATGGTTGTGTATAATGAAATGCAAAAAGCAGAAGATATTCTTGGTTTTTCTGCAGCTAAGATTACAAATACAATTACTGGTTTTTCAGCTATTACAACTATTGCTGCAGATTTATTAAAAGGTGTTGCAAATAGTTTACAAGGTAATATCCAATTAATTATTGAAGCAAGTTCAGGTGAATACTTTTCTGTTAAAAACTTACATAAAGGTAAAATAGAATTTGCTAAATCTGTACCAGATTTATTTAGTGACTTTGGTAAGTCAACACCGACATCATGGGTTGGTAAGATGATTGAAGAGTTTGATCCAATGCAGGGTAACTATAAAGATGCATATGGTAAGAATATATCTCAGTCAGCTGTAATTAAACTAATGAGAACAGACACACTATTTTTTAACCAGCATTGGGGAGAATATGAAATACAAGTATCTTCAATGTTTGCCTTAATGGAAGCTACAAAAACAATAGATACTAATACTGGAGAAGAAATAAGTGTACTTGAAGCATATAAAAAATATGGTCCAGAAGGTATATATGATAATACAGAGTTTACATCTAAGAAAAGATTTGATTTACAGAATAAATTACATGCATTAAGTAAAAGATTACATGGGGTTTATAATGATTTTGATAAAGCAACAGTACAAAGATTTTCATTAGGTAGACTTGCTTTAATGTATAAAAAACATTTAGTACCGGGATATAAAAGAAGGTTTAAAAAAGCATCAATGGATCAAGAGTTAGGTAATCCTGTAGAAGGTTACTATAGAACTTTTAATGCTACAATGCTTAAAGACATAAAAAAAATGAAACTTAATGTTTTTAAAAATTGGGCAACATATTCTGATTTTGAAAAAGCACAGATAACAAGAACATTAACTGAATTATCTATTATATTAGGATTAGCTGGTTTAGCAGCAATGTTAGCTTATGCATTTAGTGGAGATGATGATGATGATGAAGCAGTAAGAAAAAGTTATGTGTATAATTTTTTAATGTATGAGTTAGTCAGAATGCGTAGTGAAACGGCAAGTTACATAAGTCCTACAGATGCTATGCGTGTAATTAAATCACCATCAGCAATTACTGGTACATTAGAAAGAACTGCACGTTTTGCTAACCAAATATTACCTTGGAATATTACTGAAACATATAAGAGAGATACTGGTATATGGGAAAAAGGAGATAATAAAGCTTGGGCATATTTCTTAAAACTTATGGGTTTTTCAGGAAATAATATTGATCCAGGTGAAGCAGTTAAAGGATTTGAAAGTTTAATAAGATAAAACAATGACAGGTAAAACAACAGGAGGCGCAGGAGTCTCAGCAAAAGTGCAAAGACCAGGTATTCATGCTAAAACTAAAACATCTAAGCTGAAAAGCTCAAAGTTGTATAAAAAAGGAAACCGCGGCCAGGGCAGGTAGAAAAAAAAAGGGAGAACCGTAGTGGCTCTCCCTTAATTATTTTATTTGTACAACATTCCATTTACACAAGCATTGTATGCTTCCTCTGAATATGTATATACTGACTCACATTCAATGAGTTTGTTTCTATCAGATTCTTTCATGTTCCATTCTCCCATTAACTGAGATTTACTAGATAAATCTGCACAGTCACAAGCACTAACTTCAATGTTTTTCTTTTTAAAAACATACACCATACATCCAATAAAAAAGATACCAGCTAATGCAAGCATTATCTTTTCAGCTTGTTTTTTGATTTTTAAATCCATTTCCTCTTTAGTTCCCATGACTTCTCTTATTTTAACTTTTTAATATTTAACTCTGATAAATCTGGTATGTTTACTTTAAATAAACCTCTAAGTTTACTTTTATCATAAGTTACTATAGCATATTCATTATCATCTGATACATGCTTTACATAAACTGTCTTATTGTTATACTTTGCTTTCATTCTATTGATACATTATAATCAGAAATATACTCATGCAATTTGTCTCTAAATTCTTGTGCTATATTAGCTGTAACATCATCTTCACTATACTTAGCAATAGATCTTAAATGCTGATCCATGTCCCATACTATAAGCTTAAACTTATAACCATCAACTGCACTCTTAAAATCTTCTGCCTCTTCAGGTAAATTAAATTTTAATATTGCCTCCATTACTTAATGAATTGTTTAAGGTTTGGTTTAAAATAACCAGGTCCCTTAAGGATTTTACCATCTTCTCTTAAAAGTGGTTTACCATCGGAATCTAACTTACTCATATTAGAACTATGAATCTCAGCAAACACATCTTCTATGATATGCTGCATACCATGTTTTAGTATAGTACCGCATAATATATAAAGTTGATCACCTAATGCATCAGCAATACCTGTTAGTCTTTCTTCTGCACTAGCAGTACCCTCTAAAGCTGCTTGAATATACTCATCATTCTCTTCAGCCATAAGTCTATGTCTTAATTGAACTTCATCATGACTGATTAATATAGGTTCTGTACCATTTATTTGTTGAAATCCCTCATGGAAATCCTTTACTGCTTGTAATTGCTTTAACATAATTTTATTTTTTGTAAAGATAAAAAAAAGTGGATACATTTCTGTACCCACTTGATTGATATATTTGTTTAACTATACTCCCTTGGAGCAAGTGTCTTACAAAAAGAATTCACCACCGTGGTCATCCTTTTTAGTATCATCTAAATCAAAATTAAAATCATCATCATCCCAATCATCAACTACCTTAGTTTCAGTAAGTTTAACCTCTACTACTTCAAGTGTTGCTTTAAGTTTAGCTTCATCTGCAGCTTTAAGTCCCTCAAAGATAATCTGATCAAAAGTTGGTAATTCTGCTTCAATTTCAGGTTCACCTTCTATTGCAGCTACTCTAGCATTATATTCTTCATCAGACTCAATGTGAATCTTGATATCATCAACTACAGGTGCTTCAAAAGTATTACCTGCTGGATCTTCATAGAATAAAACATCTTTTTCAGCTTCTTCTCTTTCTTCAATAGCTTGAACTAAATCAGCTTCTATTTCAGCTTTCTCAATCTCATTAAGAATATTTAACTGATTTTCTGGCTCACCATAATTTAACTCTAATGGGTCAACAAATTCTAAATCAACATCCTCTGTTGTATCAAGCTCACTATAGTTAAGTAAATCAAACTCCATTGAGATAAACAAATGTAGCTTTCTTTGATCTTCCATCCAATCTTTTGGGTGTGATTTTT